AGGGTTAACAATATTCGGTACTTTAAGGTAAGCTCTTAGAGAAACGCGTGAGCAATTTCGTCCCTACTTTCTTAATTAATACATTTTACCATTTAGCTTAATGAGCCCGACTGACGTGCGTGGATCTGGACTGTCACTCCACAAAAACAAGGGTTCGACTCCCTTTTAGGCCGCAAAATGCCCTTGTAATTCAACGGATAGAATTTCTGACTTCTAATCAGAGTATTCAGGTTCGAGTCCTGGCGGGGGTACTACAATCAACAGATAAATAAACAATTAAAACACCAGACATGAATTTTTTAACTCCAAGTTCAGCTAGTAAATTAGCTACATTTCAAAAACAAGCACAAGCTGCTTATTCAATTTTCACAAAAGCAGTCGATGATTTAGCTGCAACAAATGAAAAGATTAAAGCAGAAATATCTGTAACAGAGCAACAAATGAAAGATTTGGCTGCGTTTACAGATAGTTTAAATGCACAAAAAACTGCTAACGATAAAGTTGTTAGTAGAATTAAAACAATTATTGAGGATTAATTCTTCATGCCGGCTTATACCCTCAAGCTTATATCTTGTAGAAAGGTTATTCGGTTGCAGCTTGGTTCGATCCCAAGAGTCGGCACACAGTTAAATGCGTAGATGTCTAATTGGTAAGGTGTCATTCTGCAAAAATGTACTATAAGAGTTCAAATCTCTTTCTACGCTCAAATGCCTCGGTAGTTCAACGGATATAATTTTTGATTACGGATCAAAGGATGTAGGTTCAATTCCTACTTGAGGTACAAAAAACATAAATATTAATTTATAAGTTTATATATGAAAAAAAGTTTTGCGAGTATATTTTTTTTATTAATGTCTTTATTTTTATGAGGACAAGTTTATCAAGAAAAATTAGAATGTTTTGCACCTGCTCCTATATATAATTTCTATTCTTCATTTGAAGTATTGAAAGATATTAACAATGAAAGAACCTTACAATTAAGTATAATAGGATATGGGATTGAATTACCTAAATATAAATTATCTGGAGGATTAGGATTTTTTGAAGATTCAGAAATGTTTGGACAATATCCAAAAACTATTTCATCTTATAAACTTATTAATACTGTTACATTTGATTCTGTATATCAAATAAATAATATTACTTATCATTATTTTAGGCAGATTGATAAATATGATTCTGTTTTTGAAAAAACTAAAGTATTTAATTTTACAACTTATAAATATGGAATAGTTTCAGCAAAATTTAATTTAAAACTATTTGCTTGAAAAAATATAACTTTAAGTTTGGTTACTGAACCTAAATTTATATTTCAAATAAAAAGAATTGTTCCTAGTTCACAATATATTGAATTTCAACTAATGAATCAAGTTAGAGAAAAAAATATATATTTCATACAAAATATTGGAACTAATATCTTTTATAGATTCACTCCCCATAAACATATTAAAATTCCTTCAAAACATAAAACTACTAATAAATTTACCGTCTTTGCATCTTATTCATATAATATACAATTTAATAGATTCCAAACTTATTATAGTAATCAATATACTTCATATTCTTTTGGTTTACTTTATAGTTTAAAATAAACATAGATGAATAATTAATAAAACAATTAAATCAACACAATGAAAAAAATCTTTTTAATCTGTTGAGTTCTCATTGCGTGTGTGGGGACTCAAGTTAAATGCACAAACAAGTGCGACTGCTTCAGCTCAAGCAACAATATTGAGCCCCTTAACAATAACTAAGTCAATTGACTTGAATTTTGGTAATGTCACTGTTGGAACATCAATTGGAACAGTGGTATTATTACCAACAAGTATTAGATCTGCAACAGGAGGAGTTGTACTTCCTTCAGCTTTACCTGGAACTATTACCGCAGGTAAATTTATTACAGGAGGTTATCCTAATGCAACCTATGACATTACATTACCTGTATCAGTTACTTTAACTAATCCCGGAGGTGTAACAATGGAAGTGATTAATTTCACAAGTACACCCACTACTACAGGTACTCTTAATTCAGGAGGTACAGAAGATATTTATGTTGGGGCAACCTTACAAGTAGGTAGTTCACAAGCCATAGGAACATATTCAGGAACATTTAATGTTTCGGTAAATTATAACTAAATATTAAAACAATGAAGGTCTCATTTGATTTTGATAGCACATTATCTCGTAAGGCTGTTCAAGAATTTGCAAAAGAATTAATACAAAAAGGATATGAAGTCCATATAGTAACAAGTAGATTTGAAGATTCAATGCGTTATGCTGATCCTCGATTTCAAATATTAAGACATAAAGATTTGTTTAGAGTTTGTTATTATTTGAACATTCCTCGTGAACACATTCATTTTACAAATATGGATGATAAATATCCTTTCTTTTTAAACAATCCAGATTTCTTATTTCATCTTGATGATGATATTGAAGAAATTGAAATGATTAATACACAAACATCAGTTAAAGGTGTCTTATGTGATAAAGGACAAGAATGGAGAAAAGAACTGAATAAGGGTTTATAGTAAGAAAATCACAAACCAGGAACCCTGAGATTGTATCAATACCTATTAAGATCGTCTGTTAGGTGATTTATAAAACATTCCCACTATTCCCTGAATTATTTATGCGCCGTACTCCGGAGAGCTGAATTGGAAACTCAATAATTCAAAGTAGTGGGTGTAATATTCGGACTTAGGACCGATGTTGTGGCTGGTGTCACTAACCACCTGTAAGTGTCGCTACCTGCAGGTGGTTTTAAAATGCTGAGAAGGTCTACTCATTAAAATTGACCCTTTAGAGATATAGCTCAGTTGGTTCAGAGCGCTGCCCTTAGCAAGGTTATTGTTTTGTGGATAGATAATAAAATACAAAACCTGAGTAATATATTGAACCTTTATGAGGTCACATGAATGGTAAAAGGGCGCTTTAGTATTTAATTATTCCGTAAGCATACGGTCAGAAGTTTTTTAAAATATTTTCTAGGGCTGTAAAGTCATGGAACAAGTCTTTGGTTGTGAACCAAAGCAAATAAATTTCCTCGGAACTGGGTGCATATCCAGGAATGATGTACTATCCGTAGGGCTGAGATAAATGCAAATAAGTCGGCACAGGGTGAAATTATATAAATTTATAAAGTTGTGCACAAATTTTATAAATGAAAGTAATATCAGAACCTTTCTAATGAAACTACTAAAGAAGTTAGGTAAGTATAGAGGAAATTTTTAAAACATAAACTAAAGGAAGTAGGCTTGAGAGTAGCTATCTTTTAAAGAGTAATACACGCAGAGGAACTGCCAAAGTTATACACCTGCATATCTACACGTTGAGAAAAACAAAACAAATAGGTAGTATAATGGTCGTGGGAGTAGTGGGTAAAATATCCTCGTAGATATTGGTATAGCAATTTTTGGTGTAACAACACACTTTAGTTTTTAAAACATTAATCAAAGAGTAATGACACAGGAGGCAGCCGAAGCGTAAAATCGATCAATGGTTAGGCAATGCGAATGATGAATAGAGATACCTCACGTCCTGTAGGTAAATTTCAAAGCTCTTCTTTGATTAAAAGGTTTTCGGTGTCCTATAACACTGAATAAGGGGTCTTAGCTCAGTCTGGTAGAGCGCTACATTTGCAATGTAGTGGTCAAGAGTTCAAATCTCTTAGGCTCCACCTTTGGTATCACAGCCAATAGTATAGCACATATGATTAAAGAAGCGGCTAGTGACCGTAGTGCTAAGCTGATATGCCTTGGGCCTATCTGGTGTAATTAACCACGCGAACGTAAGTTTAGAAAAGGATATATAAAGTTGTTTATCCATAATTTTTAAGACATGGGTTTAGTCACCTAAGGATTGCATTATCCAAAAAATGCTCGACATACTCTTGGGCGTAGGCAAGAGCGACGTTATCAATAGGTTAGACGTTACGAAACCATTTGAGTTTGCTAATATACCAAACGGATTGACTATCAGTATATTATCTTGGGAATTAGCTCAGCCTGGTTAGAGCACGAAACTGATAATTTCGGGGTCACTGGTTCAAATCCAGTATTCCCAACCAATTTTAATTTAAAAATATGGTTGATATAGAAAAATTAGAAGAACTACCCATGAAAATGAGTAGAAAAGATTACTTGATTGCTAAATATGGTGATATGTGGAGTCTTAGACGATTTGATCATTCTTGGTATCGAAGCGATAAATCAGATTATTATTGGACTAAATTACAACGTATTTTAAAAGCTCACATTGGTAAAAATGTTGATGAAGCTTATAGTAAGTATTGTAAAATAGTTGAGCCTTATGAAAAACCTTATTTCTTTGATGAATTTAGAAATAGAACATATTATTCAGCCGATTATACTCTTGATTTAAATAGATGTATTCAAGTAAATCCGGATAGATGGCAAAAGAAAAAGAAACCTATTGTATTTAGGTCTTTTGATTTTACTTATGGATATTATGATACTAAAAATAAAGAGTATGTGCGTACACCAGAACGTTATTGGATGTATGATAATACTAGATATATTTACTGTATTATCAGTGGGTATGAAAAGACTTTTGAAACTAAACAAGATCCTGAATACAAAAGGTTAAAAGCTGAAAAAGTTAAGGCACAAAGATTAAACAAACGACTTTTAAAACAAGAAGCAAAAGAAAAAGAGTATGATTTTTTAACTAGACAAGAACGTCTTGAGAAAGAGTCAAAACAAAAGAAATTAGAAATTTAACATCTACCGTTTTTATTATGTTCGGAAAACATAGTGGGTATCACCGGCCCTAATTGAGTGGTATAAGCTTCTCTTTTGACCCTTTAATTAAAGAGACGTGGTTTTGTAAATTTTCTACGATAATGAGAAATTTACAGGCAATAAAAGATTAATGCTACTAGTTAAAGCTTTAATTTCAAAATTGTAACACTTTAACCTTTAGAAAGTTAAAGTTTTTCCTAAATTCTTTGCGGGCTTCACGGATGTGTTGTTTAGACAGGTTAGAATCCTGTAACCTGCGGGAATTTAGGTTTATTTAGAGTAGTAAGCCCGTAATCAGGTAGCGGTCTCGCCTTGGAAGCGAGTGTCTATGACTCTGCAGGTTCAATTCCTGTCTACTCTACAATAAATGGTGAAATGGCTAGACACGCCTCAATGCCCTGTGGTGTTCCTTAAATAGAGGGTTAACAAATTGGAACGTGAAGGTTGGAGTCTTTCTTTATTAATTAAACTACCATCACGGCGGCTGGTGCCACTTCTAAGATACAAACGCGTTGTATGTAAGGAAAAGCATGTTGAAGAGACGGAAATGGTGGATGAGGTAGTTTACTTGGAGATATAGCTCAGAGGTAGAGCGAGGGACTGAAAATCCCTGCGTCCGTGGTTCAAATCCATGTTTCTCCACAATAATACTATGAGGCACTTTAGGTCTCTATTTGATCAATAGAGTGATTACTGGTTACATAAAAATTAGTCATGGTTCGCGCAATCATGCACCGAAACCAGGTACGATAGAACTTAAATAATATGTCTAGACCTATGTTATTTAATGATGGAATCAAGAGAAAACAGTAAATAGTATTATTTCCTTTGGGAGAGTAGGAATTATAAACACTCTCCCATTTTCGACCTCTTAGCTCAATTGGTTAGAGCACCGCCCTTTTAAGGCGGGGGTTTTGCGTTCAAGTCGCAAAGGGGTCACAACAATTAATAATTAAATCAACTAACAATGAATGATGAATTTGAATTTCCCTTTGATGAAAATATGATTCATTTTAAAGGAAAGAAAGTAATTTTAAAATGTAAAGGTGAAATGTGTGTAGGAATAATGGAATTTGCAGGGGTTAATACAGTATTACATAACCAATATCAAGTAACTTTAGGAAGAACACCACATTGGCCTGTTGATCCTACTACTATCAGACTTTATGAAGAAAGGATGAGAATACATGAATAAAATAGTAAACATTTTTATGTTTTTAGGATGTTTTGTAACTTTTATACTCTCAGTAATTACAAAAGGAGATTTCTTTGCTTGGGGTATTGCAAGTACATTAAGTCTGTATATATTAATTAAAGAATGGAAAACAAATGAATTATGAAATAATTAAAGATATAGCACTTCTCGAAGATTTTTTAAATTTTCTTCCAGATTTAGAACCACATGAACAATTCTATGTGTGTTTATTTAGTCGAAGCAAATATTGCAATTCGATTTCAGGAATAACACATATAAAGACAGATAAACAGCAGTTGAAAAGATTTACTGCAACAAAGGAAACTTTGATTCCAAAAATTCAACAGCTTGAATGCCCTTTAGGGACGTACTACCAAAAGCAAATACAAATTCCACAGGAATCATTGGCTTTATATATTAACCCCAATCCGAGAGATTTTATTAAAGCCACTAGAAATGGCTTAATTAGGTTTGCACATTTAGTGGGAGAACAGTATAGTTCAAATCGCTATAATCCACATCAAGAAATAATGTCAGAAATTCAAAAGGCTAAAAGTCGCATGGTATACTTTGATATGGATATTGATGGTATGCTTTTAGAAACATTGGATTATACTAAAAAGTTAATAGCTGATATCATTAATTTAGATTGTTTAAACTTTTTACAAACAAGAGGAGGATTTCATATCCTTGTTGAATTAAGTAGAATTGATAAACAATATTCTAAAACTTGGTATAATAATATGTCTGCTCTGTTAGATATTGATATTAAAGGAGATTGTATGATGCCTATACCAGGTTGTACACAAGGAAATTTTACACCAAAATTTATAAGATAATGAAACGAATTGAAAGTATATCTGAAGCATTTTCTGTTGAACCTCGAGAACATCACGTATCAACTGAATATGAATTATCTTTGAAATATTCTGGAGTTCTTCATATTAATTCAATTGAAGGAAAATATAATTCTGATGGAACTGCAGTTTATATTGGGTATGACATCAATGGAAATGAACTATTTCAATGGATTGCTGCAGCTTGTAATGTAGAATATTTTTCTGACTAATTTTCAAAATAAATAAAATGCAAACAATTAACATTAAATTATGGTACACCAGATTTATGGGAGATATAAATACAAAGTATTTAATTCTCCTTGTTTTAGCTGGATTACATCATCATAAAAAAATTACTGATGATAAACTTAAAGGACAACTTCATTCATTACGAAAAGGAGATTTACAAAAGCCTAAAGGCACATATCATTGCACAATTAATGACCGATGGTATAATAATGAACCTGCTTATGAAGTATTCTTAGATTGTATTGATGATAAATACCTTTCGTCTATTCCATATGATGCGTTTCTTACATATCTTCATTTATTTGAAAATAAAAATTTTAATTACGCATTAAACATTTTTGGTTCAGAGTATATTTTTCCAATGTTTGTACGATGGGATCCAGAGTATTGTACTGCAAATTTTGCTGATTATATTGAATTTTATATTCCTAAAATCACAACAGTAGACCGAGGATATAATTGTTATGAATGTGGACATCATCATTCAGCATTTGATAAAAATAATGATAAAAACATTATAGTTATTAATGATTGGATTCATAATCAAAAGAAAGGAAACTTAGCAAAGATTCCTAAAAATGATATTTCTCAACATAATTTTAATTACTTCGGATAAAATGAAACATTTATTTGTACCTTACGAACTAGCAATTATCCTTAAAGAAAAAGGATTTGATGAACCTTGTTTTGGTTGGTGGCATGTTGTGAATACACCAGAACTTAAAGATATTTATGATGTTGATTATTTTTTAGTAATAAAAGATAATTGGAATAGTGAATGTCAAGTAATACCTGCACCTCTTTATCAACAAGCATTTGATTGGATATTTAAAAAATTAGATTTTATGTATCCATATATGAGCATCGAAATGTTCTCAGATGGTTCTGGAATGTGGTATCATCCTGCAGATGATGGAAAAGACAATAAATTAGAAATTGATTTTGACAACATCAATGAAGCAATTGAAGAAGCACTAAAATTAATCTAACATGAAAAAAGATGAAGAAGCGGCATTTCCTTTAACACACGAAGGTTTAATAGGACACGATGCGCAAAATTACCCAATGTATGGCACAATAGTTGCCAAAGGAATGTCAATGCGATTCTATGCAGCTTGTGCTGCAATGCAAGGATTGCTTGCGGGAAATGAACTTAGTAAATATGTGATTGATCCAACAACAATTGTACAACAAGCATATAAATTTGCTGACGAATTGTTAAAACAAGAAAACCAATGAGAAAATTAATGAAAAGATTCAAATTAATTGAAGAATACCCTGGAAGTCCTAAATTAGGAGATGTAATTGAACCGTTAGTCAATCCAGGAAACACCAGTAAATATTGTTATATTATTGGTTCCCATGTATTGTCAGCAAAAGCAGTTGAGGATAATCCAAAGTTTTGGAAAGAATTAATTGAAGTTCCTGAATATGTGAAATGGGTGTCTAATGTTGGGGCATACTATTTTGGAAAACTTGTTACTGAGGATAAATTTGTAAATGGCAAAATCTTTAATACAAAGAAAGATGCTTTTCTTATGAATATGAGTTGGCAAGATGCTTTAACTCCCGAGCTTTATTCAAAGAATTTTATCCCCTCCACCAAAGAAGATTATGACTTACAAAACATCCCTGATTATACCGGGGTATGTTTTAAAAATTACGCTAATGATTTATATAGAATATCAAGTCTTTTTGAAAAAGATAAAGTATTCTTAAACAGGGGGAATAAAAGATTACCTACACATTGGTACTTACGTGACGTGCATGAATTATTTAGTACTGGTAAATGGATACAAGTTCCTCTTGAAGAGTATGAAGAATTGTATTTTCCAAAACCAAAGGAATATGAAATTCTTTCTTATAAAAACACTTGGAAGGATTTATTCTCTCTTCATATCGACGGATTATACTACCATGAAAGTTGGCATATTAGTTGTCGCACTGGATTAAAATTAGATCAAAATGATATTAATTTTCACATCCATTCAATAAAACGTCTTGCAGATGGTGTTGTTTTCACATTGGGGGATAAATTAACCGAAGGTGTAATTGAAAATATTCACATTGGAAAAGTAAATACAGGTATATTTATTAATATGCCAAATTATATTGGATTACCTTTAGAAGAAGCTAAACATGCTCCTACTCCTTTGTTTATTACAGAAGATGGTGTAGGAATTAGAAAAGGAGATTATTACCATGCTTATAATCCGAGAGTAGAAAATGTATGGACCACAAAATGTAATGAACGAACCCAACTTAGTAAAGGAATTTTAGCATTTTCAACTCTTGAATTAGCTAAAAATTACAAAGAATTACATAAACTTAGTTTTTCTAAAAAGCAAATTAAAGAGATTTTGGAATCAATTGCTACTCAATATGGTAGTGCGTATCAATACAAAATTGAATTAGAAAAGAGGTTTGGATTAGAATAAAGAATACGGAAGTGACCCGGCTGAATGAGGGAACACTCTTGAAAAGTGTTAACAGGTAAACTCTGTTGTGAGTTTGAGTCTCACTGCTTTCGCAGTGCAGTCATGAGTGAGGTTCTTAACTTAGGACCAATACAAAGATAGTTAATGGTAGTCTTGCTGATAGGGATATCAGACTAACCAATTGCCATAAAACTCAGTGCTGTCCTGATACACTGTCAAAACAAAAGGAAAGTTGTTATCGGTACTTTTAATAATTGCAACCGTTCGGGTCTAAGTAGTCGTCAGTATTTAGGGGTTCGCCAGAATCAGTCTGGTCTTTTTTTCAGTGGTTTTAAGCAAAAAACCAAAGCAACCCTATCTCTATTAGTACGGGATAGGCTTGCTTTTAAATTTAAAAAATAATAATTTATGAGCTATATCTATTGCGTTACAAATACTGTAAATAATAAGAAATATGTAGGAAAATCAGCGTATTCTTTAGAAAAAAGATGAAAAGAACATTGTAATGATTATAATAAGGAAAGATGTGAGAAACGACCATTGTATGATGCAATGTCTAAATATGGAATAGATAAATTTATACTTGAGTTACTAGAAGAATGTGATGAAATTAATTTATCGTCTGCGGAATCTTATTGAATAGAAACGTTAGAAACATTTAAAGATGGATATAATGCAACTTTAGGAGGAGACGGATCTATCTTATTTGATTATCAATTAATTGTTAATACATTTAATACTGGATTAACTGTAAAAGCAACTGCTGAGAAAATAGGATGCTGTATTGACACTGTTAGAGATGTATTGCGATTATACAAAATTGATTCTTGTAAACATAGAACAATAAATACTTCAAAATCTATTAATCAACTAGATTTAAATGGAAAATATTTAAAAACTTTTAAATCAACAATGGAAGCAATTCAATGATTGTATGAAAATGGATATACTAAAAGTCCTAGTACTGGAAATAGTAGTCATTTAGGTCAAGTTGCTAATGGTAAGCAAAATACAGCTTATAAATTTAAATGAGAATGAACAAAAATTGGAGAAGACAATCTGTAGGGAATAGGGCTTGCCTGCTAAGCAATGCGTTCGCTTAGGCGAATTCGAATCGTAATCGAGTTTCTCCGCAAATTAAATCGCAACTTATTAACTCAATCAATATAATAACAATTAAAACAAACGAATGGAAACTAAAACAAGCATTGAAGAAAAAACATTGTTTTTTCATGGAAAATCAGCAGACGGAAGACGTTTTACATTAGCAGCCAAATTTGTAGACGATGCTCTCTTACTTGGCATAGCTGTTTGTAGTAAAACTGACCAATTTATTAAACATGTTGGTCGCAAGAAAGCAGAGGGTCGACTCTTTTCGTATAATTTTAAAGGATGTACAATTTCATCATTGTATTCTGAAAAATTCTTTGAAGAATATGCAACAGAGCTTGGACTTGTTCAGGATTGGTTTGTAGGTAAAGAATTAAAGGTATTCATTACTGTAAGTCATAAAATTGAAGCCATGACATTTAAAGAAATTAAAACTTTGTTTAACTTTCTTTACTAATGGATTACTTCTCATGGATAAATATAAATTATTCTTGGGGAAGTAAAAACAATAATCAGAAGCCTAAAGATCCGAATTCAAATTCAGCTTTACGGGGCTATGAACGAAGACTTGCTCAGCTTTTGGTACGGGAACAAACTCCAAGAGTAGTAGCAGAAATTAAAAAGTTGCATCAAAAAATTGAGGCACAAAAAGAAAAAATACGAAAAAGAAATGAGAAAATACATAGTTCTTAAAAATTGGGACACAAATCAATACTACACTCATCGTTATCAGCGTTTTTGGTCTAAAGACATTGAAGCAGCTTATAAGTTTAACGAAGATGAGGAAGATGAAATTGAACGAATTCTACAAGAATATGAAGATCAGTTTGAACATGTATCTTTCTTAGTTCGTGAAACCATTTATCAATTAGACAAACATGACTAAAAAACTGCTAGGAAATTATACAAAACGTTTCTGTAAAGAACATGGTTCCTATTATGTTGTAGAAGGAAAGTCATTCCAATGTCCTAAATGTAAACAAGTAGAAAATGACAAAACAACGCGATCCAAACAGCAAACGCTCACAACGTAGAGCAAACAGAAACTTTACAGCATCACGTCCTGAACGTAGAGCTGCTTCACGATTAGCATATGCAATGGGTGGTTATAATCCAAGCGATGTTAGTTGTACAAAACCCGGTGCTGTAAAGCATTGGTAATAATGCTTGCAGTTCTTAGCCTTTGGGTCTGCAGATAAAATATTAAAGCTCAAGGCAAATTGAGGATTATTCCGTAAGTGGTAGCGGGCTTGACTGTAAATCAAGCGTCATTGTGACTCGGGTGGTTCGACTCCATCATCCTCAACAAAACTAAATTAGACAAATATGTTTGAAAATGCAATAAATTGAAAGAAACAAGGAGATATAGGCATGTGTTATGCGATAGCCTATTATTCCAAAATGGGATGAACAATATCCATTCCTATAACAGATTCACAAGATTATGATTTAATAGTAGATACAGGTTCTTCATTACTTAAAGTTCAGGTCAAAACAACTAGTCAGATAGCACCAAGTGGTGCTTCAGTAGTTGCTTTAAGAACAAATGGAGGAAATAAAAGTGGCAGCACTAGTAAAAACTTTGATGAAAATGAAAGTGATTTGTTATTTGTTATGACTAATCAAGCGGAGTTCTTCTCTATTCCAAGAAAAGAGATTACAGCAGTCAGTTCAATTACTTTAAGCGAAAAATATTTGCCTTATAAAGTTACTTTATTATAAATCCGTTACATTGAAACACTGTAGGTTCGAATTCTACCGGCGGTACTACATGGAGTCTAACCTTGGGTTATTGGTTCGCGACCAAGAGAGGTTCGAATCCTCTCAGACTCCCTAATTAATTCCACTACGATATACGAACAAACATCATTAATCTGGTCGTTGAGGTCAAAATGTCAATTTAATAATTTAACAGCGGGATGATGCCCAAGTTAAAGCGGAATTAATTTTTAATAAATGTTATGAAAATCAAATTAAAAAACCTATTCTTAGGATTAAAAGAACAACTACCCTGGCGGAGAGCTTTTAGAAATTTTTTCATTACAGGCAATGCTTGGGGAATGTTTTATTTAAGTTCTCATCAACGTACCGATATTCAGAAAACAAAAGTAATGTACAACACTAAAGCTTCAGCATTAAAAGCTGCAGAAGCTATGAAAAAGAAACAAAATACGCATTTTAGTGTATATAAATGTATCTTTTGTGATGGATATCATCTTGGTAGAAACAGAGATAACAAATAAAGAAATACTGGCTATAAACATTACTTACTTCTAACTTGTCTGTAACACAAATCTTAGTAGTTTAATTTCCAGTTAACTTTTAAACAAACAATTATGGATTTAAAAAATCTTATAAAGGCTAATGAAATCCAATGGAATCTAAAAGAAATGTATGTGGATCGTTTATTACGTTGGTATCCCGATTACTTAATATTTAGATCTGCTCCACACCCTGAATATTTTGTATTTAGGTTAAAATCAGAAGAATGGTCAGAAGATCATTCTAATGATATATATATTCACTACACACAATTGTGTGATATAACTATGTAATAAGAAGCTCTTCTAGCCTATAGCGGTGGAAGTAAAACTAAATAGATATCAGTAACGATCGAAACTGTTAATCTGCGGTCATATGTTGGCTTTGGTAATGTGTTGCACTCACAAGAAATTATCCACGTTTCTATTAATAAGTTAGCATCTATTAAGTAGAAACAATCGGTTCCCTAGTTCAGAGGCTAGAATACTAGATTTGTAATCTTGAGACTACGGTTCGAGTCCGTGGGGAACCTCAAACAAATAAATTAAATAAAATCAAATGGAACTGAAATATGATGAAGCACGAGATAAACCAGGATGTAATGTAACGATTTCTCCTGGATGTTTAGTAATTATAACAATAATCCTGTTACTTATAACATTACTTTAATTATGACTTTACAAGAAAAAATTCAAGCAGACTTAACTGCAATTCCTATTAGAACAGAAAAAGAAACAAGAGAATTATTAAAAACTCTATTAGCTGAAATTAAACTTAAGAAAGGTAATACTCCATCTGATGATGAAGTGTTAGCTGTTGTTCGTAAGTTTAAAGAAAATGCTATTGAGTGTAATAATTTAACAGAAGTTCCTATTCTTGATGCATACTTGCCAAAAATGTTATCAAGTAAAGAAATCTTTGATATTGTCAGTGGTATTATTGTATTAAATAATTTTACTACAACCAAAGATTTAGGGCAGATAATGGCAAAACTTAAAGAACGTGCAGACTTTAATCAAATTGATAAGAAGTTTGCAAATACGGTAGCAAAAGATTTATTAACATAATAAGATGCCTGATTGGTGGAATTGGTAGACACGTATGCTCTCGTGGCGTAATTGGTAGCCGTGTTAGTTTTAGGAACTAATGTCGAAAGACGTGCCGGTTCGATTCCGGCCGAGAGTACAACTTAATTAATGAATATGAGAAATGACATCCTGGAAAGGAAAGAAGAGATTCTCCAATGAATTGCGGAGAATGAAACTAATGCCGAAATGGCAAGAAGATTGGAATGTAAAGTAGATACTTTAAAAGGATACTACAAAAAATGAGGAATTGAATATGGTGGTAATCAAGGAGCGAAGGGTAAAAAATCCAATCCTAAACGAAAAACTGCCGAAGAATTATCTCAGAATCCTATAACAAACTCTCATAGATTACGCTTAAGAATTCTTGAGGATGGAGTTAGAGAACACAGATGTGAACAATGTGAAAATACTGAATGAATGGGAGAACCTATTCCTTTAGAATTACATCATATAGATGGTAATCATAATAACAATGATTTATCTAATATACAGTTATTGTGTCCTAATTGTCATGCTCAAACAGACAATTTTTCAAACAAAAAATAAAAAGATGAAAAAACTAATTATAATACTTATGATGTTTTTTGCTTTCACAACTTTGAAAGCTCAAAGTACAGTAGACACTGCTCAATGTAAATATGCAGAAATCAATAATTTACAAGGTATGCCTAATGTTGTAATAACATGGGCAGAAGGAGTTCAAAATACTCTTTTAAAACAAAAAACAATGTTAGATGCCTTGAATTTTATGTCTTTAAAAGGTTGGGAATTTGTATCATCATATGATACTAGATTTTCACAAGATATATTACATCATTGGATTATCAGACGTAAATAGGATCAAGTGCCGAAAGGTGTGTAGGTTCGAGTCCTACATTGGGTACAAACATTAAATAAATAAATTATGTTAAATAGAATAATACAAATACCTCTTTTACTTCTTGCGTTTATAATTCTAATAAGTGTAATAATTCCAATATTTTATTGGTTATTTACTGGAGAGGATCCTGCGGATAAGTTTTGTGATGTTGTTGAACAAATCTTAGATATTGAAATATGGTAGATTTTCAACGATTACAAGCCCATTTAGACAATGGCGAAATAGAGTATGTTATGTGCGCTGCTAATTGGATTGATGATGGAAAACATTATACTCATAAACCATTTAATATAAACACAGGAATTGTATTTAGTGGATGGAGACATGGTAGTATTTTTGAACAATCACAAATTGGATATCCATTTTATATGTATGGTGATAAAACAATACAAGGTTTTTTAACTACAAAGAATCGCTTTCTTAATAGAGAAGATGCTTTGGAATTAGTGAAAAGAATAGGACAATTAACTAAACCTTTAATTGGAGGAACATTAACAAGCGAGGATTTATGGTAACATTAATTTTAATCCTTTTTATCATAGTTTTTATTGAACATAGATTCAGTCCAAGATTTGATTACACACTTGAAAATTGGATTATTCTATGGTATGGTCCACCTTCAAATAGACAATATATTAAACTAATAAAACTATGAAAACACTTTTATGGCTAGATGATAGTCGAGATCCTTTTACATCTGATTGGTTAATTTTTAGTCCAATTAAACGACCCTTTCAAACTATATGGGTACAAAATTATGAGGATTTTTGTGATTGGTTAAGAACTAACGGCATTCCAGATGCAGTTTGTTTTGATCATGATTTAGGCACAGAAACAACAGGATATGATGCTGCAAAGTTTCTTTGTGCTCAATGTGAGTTGTTAAATGTAGCAGTACCTCTGTATAGTATGCAATCAGCAAATACCGTTGGTAGAGATAATATTAGGAGCTATATTGAAAATTTTAAACGATTTTCAGATATAGTTTATTAAAATAAGCAGTAGTAGCTCAGTTGATTAGAGTGCTAGCCTTCCAAGCTGGATGTCGTGGGTTTGAACCCCACCTACTGCTCTGTGTATGATCCCGAACTGGTCAAGGGGTTGGTTTGTGGTGCCAATATTAGAGGGTTCGAGTCCCTTCATACACCCAATTATTAAATAGTCGATATTATGAATGTATAAATTCATAGATAAAAAGGGTGGGTTGCTTTAGAGGCCGAAAAGTCCAGACTGTTAATCTGGTGAGTGAAAGCTCCATCGTAGGTTCGAATCCTACCCTGCCCTCAAACATTAGTTTCCGTCAGTCCTTGGAATTTCAGTGCATAACTAAACGGAGTTAAATAAGAAGAATTAGGGCACATTACTTCTAACTAATGTTTAAATTGCCCAGTGGTGTAATTGGTTAACACGTCTGGTTTTGAGCCAGAAGATGTCTAGGTTCGAGTCCTAGTTGGGCGACATGCTTGGGTGGCGGAATTGGTAGACGCGACGGACTTAAAATCCGTTTCTCATTGTGAGAGTGTGGGTTCGACTCCCATCCCGAGTACAAGCAATAGGAGAATCCAGTAATGGGTTCTCCTTTTTTATTTTTTAATACTTAATAAATGACAAAAAAAGAATTAATTCAATTAGCAAAACATCTATCTTTTAATTTAGAGTTAGATAGATTTAGTGATAGTGGTAGTCAAGGCCAAGAACATGTTAAAAGTCCTTTTATACGATTCAGACATGAACTTGCGCCTAATCATGTTACCGATTACGCCGTTATTATTTATGAAGAGGAGTTATCTCCTGAAAGTAATGTTTATAATATATTTGAACATGCATTGCGCACTGTAGGTATGTATCAAATGAAAGAATCATTTGGTAGATTGATGGGAATGTAACACTTTAAAAACTTAAAATCATGTCAGTAAGAACAACAGCCGATGAAAAATTAGATAGTGCAAGGGAACATCTTAAACAAGCTTACAAAGATTTATTAGTCTTTGCAGATGAAGATACTTGGGGTTATTCAGAATTTACAAATAGTTTTATTGAAAACATTATTGAAGTAACTTTTGAACTTCGGAAATTAAGAATTAAATTAACATAATGATTATTATTAAAGACTTAGATTTTGAAATGGAGCAGGTTAAATCTACTCCATTTTTTAATCTAAAATTGCCGACTATTGTCAATGAGGGAAAAGAAAATGAACGCATTGATATGAAGATTGATGGGTATGGGATGCCTTTTGAAATATGTATACAAAAGATAGTAAGTTTTAAGTTATCAAAATTAACAGGTACATTTAAAGCAGTTGAATATATGGATATGTATACAGCTGAAGTAGATAAACTTATTGATTTAGTAACATATATTTATAAAGCTCCTAAAACAGATAAAAAAGAAACTTCTGATGAAGATTCTGATGAAGAAATTGAAGATGAAAATACTGAAATGGAGGAATAATGGAAATAATCGAAAAAGATTTTACTATTACAAATAATGGAGATTGTTGGACTCTTCATTGTTTAAAATCAAAGAAAGAATTAAAAGAAAATGCTAAAGAATCATATAGAATTGGTGGATATTTTACCAATATTTATAATGCATTACATGCAGCATTACAGTGGCGACAAGATAAAAAATATCCATTTTCTGAACCAATACCTGAATTTAAACGTGCTCTTAAAGATTATAGAACTGCAACTAATAAATTAAAATTTGCTTCAACAATGTTTTATGTTCCTATTTACTTATTTAAAAAAGCTGTTTTCGATGAAGATAGACGATTTCTCAATAGCAATTGATTCTGGAATCCTTATTGTTACTTCTAAAAAGAATGTAACAGCAGACAATCTAAAAGAAATGAAAGATATAGTAGAACAAAGTATGGGTCGAAGATATTCATGTGGAATATATAGAGATGCTTTAGGATACTATGATGGATATGATTTCCAAAATGATATCTCGGTTTATTGCGGAACCTTAAATGAAAAAGCCGCAATTGAAAAAATTAAAAATTATAAATTAATAAAAAATTTAGCATGAAAAAACTATTAATAAAATGGTTTGGCGCTATTTGGTTTTGTAAAATGTTTCATTCACGACATGGAATAAGTCCACATTATTACTATTGTAATACTTGTAAACTAATGACCATAAAAACTCCATACAGTCTTGACACGAGCCCTCGATAAAATATCACTTCGCATAGTTGCAATTAGCGACCTTCATGGACATTTGCCTGAAATTACTGAACCAGCGGACATTGCTTTAGTAGTAGGAGATATAATGCCTTTACGAATCCAATTTGATAGACCTGGCAGTAAACTTTGGTTAGAGACTGAATTTACACAATGGATAATGAATTTACCTGTTGATGAAGTCTTTTTGGTGGCTGGTAATCATGATGCTTATTTTGAAAGCATTTCTAAAACAAATCTTGATATTTTTCTTCATGGTTGTAAGGGAAAGTTGAAATACCTAAGAAATGAACTTGGGGAGTATTTAGACTCTTATAGTTTTCGATGGACAATTTTCGGAACTCCATATTGTCATATATACGGCAATTGGCCTTTTATGAGAACAGAGGAGTATATGAAAGAAAAATTCAAAGAAATACCTGATAAAGTTGATATTATTATGTCGCATGATCCGCCATTTGCATTAGGAGATGCAGATGTGATATTAGATACTTCTCGTACATATGTTTTATCTTATGAACATTTAGGTAACCCTGCATTAGCAGATAGACTTATTAATGTTAATTATAAGTTATTAGTATGTGGACATATACATGGCGGCGATCATATCTTCAATACTTGGTTTAACTTAGTTAATGTAAGTTACTTGAATGAAGGATATAAACCATGTTACAATCCTTTTTACATAACAATTGAAAAAGAAATACCAAATGATTAGTATTAAAGAAGCAAAAGAAATCTCCTTAATAAAATGGAATGGAGAATTAAATGAAACTGAATATTTCAGTATTATTTCTAAATTAAACCCTAAAGCAAAGAACCATTTTTATTGTGGTTTCTGTTTAAGACATGGTTATGGATATTCGTGTAATGAAGAAGCATGTATTCCCTGTGAAATAGCTCAAAGTGAAGCTGGATGTTGTTTAGAAAGTCATTCCCTATATGATCAGATAGAAAATGAGGGAATGTATTTTGATGAAAAACAAGAACTAATTAGACAATTTATCCAAATAATTGAAAATATACCTGATGAAGAATAACACGGGAAAATCTTTAACAAACTGTAATATCTGGTTCACATCAGATACTCACTTCGGACATAAAAACATTTGTAGAGGAGTATCTGAGTGGAAAGATAAAGATACAACTGCAAGAAGTTTTGATACACTTGAAGCAATGAATTATTTCATAGTAAGGAATATTAATGCAGTCGTAATGCCTAATGACATTTTATATCATTTAGGAGATTGGTCTTTTGGTGGTATTGAGAATATATGGAAGTTTAGACAACAAATAGCTTGTCGAAATATTCATTTAATCACTGGTAATCACGATGAACATATAAAAAAAAATAAAATTCTTCCGAATTGTTGGTGGTCTGATTCTGACATAATGTTAGATACAGACGAAGATGATGTTGGATTACAAGTTTGCGCCGAATCTTTATTTACCTCAGTTCAAAATTATCTTGAATTATTACTTGATAAACAAACATTCGTTTTATCACATTATCCTGTTGAAGAATGGTTTGATATGGATAGAAAAGGTGCTATACATTTACATGGTCATGTTCATCATAAATTTGATAAATGTGAAATGAATACAAAATATAGAAGAATGGATGTTGGAATAGACTGGGAAATGTTTAGACCATATTCACTTGAAGAAATAATGCGTATAATGAATAAACGTGAAAGAAAAAAACATACATCATAATGTTACCATATAAATTAGTAAAATTTGTTGAAGTTGATGATTGGGATAATCTTGTAACTGAAACATATGGAAAACCTTATAACTTTCAACAACAAGATGGTTGTAAAGAAAGACAAGTAGTAGATATCATAGTACCTACTAATGAAATAGATTATGAAACTGAAGACTATGAGGATGGTGATGAAGGAGTAAGTTTTAAAACTTGGCTTGAGAGAGATCCTAAAGAACCAATAGATGGTTCAGAATATGGATGGAGAGTTGCGTCATTCTGGGAAAGAGATTTCTATCCACATATTAATATGTTGATTAATGACTTACATGCAAAAGGTCTTCTTGAAGAAGGACAATATAAAATAAACATTGATTGGTAATGGATAAAGTACTTTATACTGAATTAATTAAATTATCAGGACAAAAAGGCTTTATGTCTTATGATAAATTAATCGGAGTTAAAGAACATTACTATCCAATGTGGATGGCAGAACTTCAAAAATGGTTAAGAGATAAACATAATTGGTTTTTAGGAATAGAATGTGATTATAGATTTGATTATCATGGTTATAACATAGATTGTTCTGGAATTGATTTGTATGAAGCTAGCGAAATTGGAGGTAACCAATTTAGATATAATACTTATGAAGAAGCACTTGAAGTAGGTTTACTTAAATCACTAAAATTAATAAAACAATGACAAAAGCAGAATTACTACAAAAATCACAAGAATCATTTGAGTTAGGAAGAACATTTCTTAATTCAGTAATTTCTTTAAGAGCATTACCACGAGAAGATGCTGATATTATTAATACAGCCTTTGAAGATCAAGATGAAGATTTTCTTCAATTAAGTAAAGATTTTCATCAATTAATGAAAGAATTAAATAATTATTAAAACCAAAACTATGTTTAACAGAGAAGAATTTATTAAAGACTCAAATGAAACTCTTATTGCGGCTAATCAATTTCTTACACTACTCGTTGCTTTAAGAAATAAATACAGCGATTATGAAGATGCTATTGATGAATTGGAAGAAATTGGTGATGCAGAATTGACAGCTATTGATGATGCATTCGACACGGTTTTTGCCACTTTAATGGGCGAAGATTTCGATAAAGAAGATGAAGAAAATTAACAATGATAGAAATCTATGTTGATGGAGCTTATGCTTCAAGTAGGGATTTAGGTGGATGGGCATTTGTAGTATTAGACAATGGAGAAAAAATTCATTCAGCATTTTATCCAGTTTCTAATACTACTAATAATAGGATGGAAATTCAGGCTGCATTAGAAGCATGTCTTTGGGCTAAGGAACAAAACTACGATGAAATTACAATCTATTCGGACTCTATGTATGTAGTTGGTTCAATGAGAGTAGATATGAATTGGAAACGAAATAAAAATCTTGACTTATGGGAAAAATTAGATGAAGCCGTTAAAGGTTTTCATGTTATTTTTCGTCATATAAAAGGTCATCAAGGAAACAAATGGAATGAACTATGTGATGCTCTAGCTGTACAAGCTACACTATAAAAATAATAAAATGCTAAAAGATCTAATAAAAATACCAATAAAACCAGTGGTTCTTACCTTTGAAGAAGCCACTAGAAATAAAGAAATTATTATTATTTATAATGATGATTCAATTGAAAATGCGTTTAATGATGATGGTTTTATAAACGATACGTTTATTCAATATTATGATAATCTAAATCTTTTTTTAAAATATATAGGTTTTGATGAAAAAGATTTTGAGACCTCATTTAGTTATGATGTAGAACTAACAACATTATTACAAAAACATAATCCAGATATTAAATTTATTTATTTAGCATCTCTATAACTATGAATCAAAGAACCATAGTCGAAGAGAGAAGCAAGAATGTAATAGTTCTTGATGTCTTCTCAAAGTTAATACAAGAACGTATAATATTTATTGATGATGTTATTGATGATGAATTAGCAAACGGAGTTATTGCTCAAATGCTGTATTTAGACTCAATAGGAACTGCACCAATAGATATTTATATTAATACTCCAGGAGGAAGTATTCTTGATGGATTAGCAATATATGATGTTGCAAAATTACTTAAATCTCCTATCAAAACAATTTGTGTAGGAATGGCTGCAAGTATGGGAGCAATCCTTATGCTTATTGGTAAGGAAAGATGTGCTACTAAACATTCAAGGATAATGTTACATCAACCATCTAGTGCTATTAGAGGAACTGCCGATGATTTTCAAATTTATAATGATGAAATACAAAAATATAAAAAAGAATTGTATGATATTGTTGAGCAGAATACAACGTTAACAAATGTTGAACAACTCTTTAAACTTGATACTTGGTATACTGCTGAAGAAGCATTACAATGTGGTCTTTTAACTAAAGTATTATAATGGAAGATCAATTGGTTTATTTTGAATTAGCTAAATTAGCTAAAGAAAAAGGATTTACAAAAGAAAATGGGTATGCTTGTAGATATGGGTGGGTATGTTATTATACTGCATTTACAGGACAAATTTATACAGAAGATCCAAAGGAAATGTCTATGGATTCTTTAGGTAATGCTCATTTAATCGAAAGACCAACCCAATCACGACTTCAAAAATGGCTTCGTGATGTTTATAAACTTCATATTGAAATTAATAGGGATGAAGATATGTGGAAATATTCTCTATATGAATACTCTCACGGTAATAAACATATTCCAAGAGGATTTCCTCAATTTATTTCTTATGAAGAAGCATTAGAAGCAGGATTACTTGAAGCATTAAAACTAATTTAAAATGACACAAGAAGAGATAATTGAAGGTAATAAATTAATTGCTAAATTTATAGGATTTTATTTCAGAAATGAAAGTACTTGCCAACCTATACATGGTTGGATAACTGGATTATCTACTATGACTTATAATCCAGACTTTTATTTAAAATTCCATTCCTCTTGGGATTGGTTAATGCCTGTTGTTGAGAAAATAAATAATATGAATGCAAGTATTAGTATTAATCCAGCTAATGTTTCTATTACTACTCATGTAATAGGTCATATTTTACAAGATGATTCTTATCACAAATATTATTTTTTCAAACCAAGTGGAGATAATTATACTCCCATTGAAGCAACATGGAATGCAGTAGTTGATTTTATTAAATGGTACAATGGAATTAGAGAACAAAATAGCAAAACTTCAGAAAAAACTTAAGCGAAAGATTAAGTATATCAATAGGGGAGGTTGTATTCAATTTGCATACTATTTTAGTAAAACATTACGAGAGTTGAAAGTAGAACACAAAGTTGTTTTTATTGATGATGAACCTATTTCTCTTACTTATAATGGTTTTATTCCTCCATCTCATGTTTTAATTCATATTCCTAATATTGGATATATTGATGGTCATGATTTATATCCTCGATTTGGAGATATACGAAATGAATACTTTGAAGAAGAGTATCAACGACATGTGAATATTAGCCTTAAAAAACTTAATAAGTTTAGAACTTCCTATAGTTGGAATCGAACTTATGACGCCCAAAAGCATAATAAAACTATTGAGCAAACTATAAATAAAACATTTAATGTATCAAGAAGAAATATATCATAATCGAAATGGGGAATTAGTTTTAGTTAATAAATACAATTTCTTTGTTTATGAAGTGAGAATTTTTTGTCGTTATAAAGGATATTATGGTTTAATTAATGATGTTCATTATTCTTCTAATGTTGTTATTCCTAATATTGTTAGTCGATTTAAGCGTGATGCTCATTCTGAAATATGTTGTAGCTTGTTAGCTGCCCCTATATCCTGGCTAATGGATAATGATTACATTTTATATGTAAAACCAGATAAAAAAATAATTGTTAAATCAAAATCTATAAAAAATGTCAAGCCGAAAACTACAATTGGTAAGTCCCGAAGTTGGACTCCTAATGGTCAAACAGATAGCACATGAGCTAAAGAATTACAATCTTTATCAATCATATGCTAACTATTTTAGTGTTGAAGGTATTGTTGATTTAGATGTGTACTATCAAATGAGAGCGATTGAAGAATACAATCATCATGAATGGTTGATGAAATATTTATCGGACGCTGATTTCAAATTCATGTATCCTGCTATTGAGCAAAATACTGAAAAAGTTACTAATTACATGGATCCATTTACACAAACAGTGGATCGTGAGATTATGACGACTGAAATGATATATGCTATTTATGAGCAATGTCAAAAAGAAAAAGATTATATGACCTGCTCTTGGTTGTATGATAAATTAATTAAAGAACAAATTGAAGAAGAAAATGTTACTCGTATGGCTCGGACTATTATGGAGGAAACATCTGATATTTTCTTAAGAGCAAAAAAAGTACTAAAATTACTAAACTAATTATTATGAGCTATTTAATTTATGATGAAGACGGTGAATTAATTGATGTATTTCAATTTGATACTCCAGAAGAAATAAAAGCGTACAAGCATCTGAATCCTTCACATTCTATTGAATTAGCAGACCCTGAATTGGAAGAGAGTCTTCTTTCTGATTCAGAGGGAGAAGAATTCTACTCTGATGAAGAGGATGATGAATTTCTTTAATGACCAAAAACACAGTACATGCAAAATTATTAGCATTACGTGAAGGAACATACACTATGTATGTCTTTCAAGATTTAGACAATAATGCTTATATAATGTGTACAAGATTACCAAACTGGCAAGTCCCCGAGATTCAACTTGGGGACGCCGGTTTCTTAGAATATCAACACGTAATAGCTGGAGAAGAGTATTTTGACCCTGCACAGGAAAAAATGATACAATACCTTTATACTAATGTTTATTTTATCAATTTTGTACAAAAGACAGATATTTTAAAAAATAATGAAATAATATTATAAGATATGAATACAATGCAAGACCAATTGCAAGATGCGATTGACAAAAAAGGAGTTAATCTTAACTCTTTTGTTTGGAAAGGACATAAAGTTTTAGATGCCGATGGTAAATATAAACAATCGGAACAAAAATTAGTTACAATGAATGAACAAGAATTAAGAGCTTGTTATGAACATTGTAAAACCATGCTATTTAACAAGGATATGCAAAATCCTGGTCGTTATTTAGTATTAGATACTATTGCTGATCAGCTTGACCGTTGTGGTGCTGAATTAGTATTAAGACACATTGAAGAAGAGCATGAATTAGGCAGATTTAGCCTAATGGAAATGATAAGTGCTTTTTTAACTGCTAATAAAGAAGTTTTAAAAAAAGAGTTAAAACCTACTTTAGATTTAGCTTTTGGAAGTTTACCAGATGAATATCAAAAATTATCAATACATTTAGTCATGGACGGATGTTTAGATAGACTTGGAATTTTTAATAAAAAACATATTACTCGAACCTTTATCTTAAAACAAGGTATTTGGTTAACTCCTGCTGAATCTAAGGATTTAGTTGAATATGATGGAGTCGGTAATACAATTGACAGACTATTAGTAATTCGTGAGCGTTTAAATATTAAAGATATTGAAAAACTTTATCTTAACGCAAAGGGATTAAATTATACACAAATGAGAGCTATGTTAAATATTAAACCTAATAAAAAATATAGGGATTTAACTACTCTTCAATTACAAACTTTAAGAAATAGAATTTTATTCAATCTTGAAGAAACTGTAAAAGAACATATTACTGCTTGGGAACGTAGGATGGAAGAAATTGAAATGGTTTTAGCATCGAAAGGAATTACAGCATGAAAAGATTTTTAATACATATTACTACTGCTTGGTGTGGAATGGACCAAGACTATACGGCTATCGCAGATAGTGAAGATGATTTGCAAAATGTTGCTCAATTATTAGCTTATGATAATTTTTCTGATTTTAATTGTTTAGAACAGGCAATTGAAGATGAATATCCTGATGTAGATTCGGACGATATTACAGAAGAAATGAAAGATGCTGTAATTGAAAACAAAGGAGATTATTATGGTTTTACTATTGAAGAATGGGATGAAACTCGTCCTGATGAAGAGTGGGATTGGTATGAATTGGTATATGATGCTACTGATTCAGATGTTGAGGAAAAAAATAATGATAATGAAGTAGAAGAGGAGGACGATAATGACGAAGTATAGAATATTTGCAGGATTAGGTGGAGGTTTTGGTGGCGCTCATGAAGTAGCTATTGAAGAACATGAAAATCTTGACGATGCAGAAGATTCAGCATATGAACATGCTTGTAATGAGTACGAATCTTATGGAGGAATGCATGGGTTATTTACTGAAGAAGAAGCACTTGATGAAAATCCTGAATTAACAGAAAATGAATTAGCTGATATGGCTCTCGAAGATATGGAAAATTGGATTGAATATTGGGCTAAAGAATGTGTGGAAGGAGATGAAGACGATGAATAAAGAATTTATTGAACAAGAAGTTAATAAAAAATTAGTTGCGTTATTTTATAAACTAATAGCATTAACACCAATTAAAATCTCGAATAATTCTTTTTATTATAAACTGAATGGAGAAATTTTTAAAGTTGAAATATCAAGTTTAAACGGGGAGAATTTTGGTTATAGATATCCAGAGGTACATTCTACAAATTCTGATTGGCATATACTTTCACATTATTTTAATAGTTCCAATGTTTGGAATTTTATTATAACCTTACCAAAAACTGAAGTCGATACAGAATCTTACAAGCAAAGACAATTAGAAGTTCCTTCTTTTGACGAAATCACCTTATTAGATATTAAGAAAAAATTATTGTTAGTTAAACAGCAATATGAATTTACATTACTAGATAAGTATTTGAAAAATTCAACTGATTCTGAAGATGATTTACTTAATTACGAGGCAAGCCCCATTATTTAGTTCTTCGTTATTTAATATCATTTCTTTACAGGAAGGAATGAATTTACTTGAACGTCTTGATGAGATTGCACTTGATACTGAAACTGAAGGATTAGATCCTTATACTAAAAAATTACTATTAATTCAATTAGGAAATGAAGAATTTCAAGTACTTTTTGATATTAATAGTTATGGAGGAAATATTCCAGTTGAATTAAAGGCTTTTTTAAATGGATGTAGTTCATTATTTATTTTACAAAATGCTAAATTTGATTTAAAATTTTTATTTCATCAAGGTGTCATAATTAAAAAGATTTATGACACTATGCTTGCAGAAATTATTTTAACAAATGGATTACAATATTCAGGTAGAGATTTGGCAACTCTAGCAATGAAATATGGGAAAATTTATCTTGACAAAAGTGTTAGGGGTGAACTTATTAATAGTGGTTTAAGTGACGCAGTTCTAAACTATGGAGCTCGTGATATTGCTTGTTTGCCCATTATCAAAGCAAAACAAATGGAAAAAGCTATTGAATTGAAACTTACCACTGCAATTCAATTAGATAATTCATTTGTTGTACCATTGGCATATACTGAATATTGTGGAATTGGAATTGATCTTCCTCGTTGGCTTGAAAAGACTCGAAAGAATTTACTTGAAGCATTAGAATTAAAACTTCAACTTGAAGAAAAGCTTTGGCAAGATAAAAAATATAAGTATTTCTCCGGAATGCAGGATATGTTTACTGGAAAATACGAATGTACAATTAATTGGGATTCTCCTAAACAAGTTATTGAACTCTTTAAAGATTACGGAATTAATGTAATTTTAAAGGATAAAGGCGAAAATAAAGAAACTATTGATGCAAAGGTTTTGGAACCACAGAAAAAAAAGTTTGATATTATTCCTCCATATTTACAATATAAAGGAAAACAAAAAGAAGTGTCAACTTATGGCGATAATTGGAAACGTTATATTAATCTAGTAACAGGTAGAATTCATACTACTTATCAACAATTAATGGATACCTCTAGATTGTCTAGTGGAAACAAACGTGATGGAACTCCTAATTTACAGAATATTCCATCTGATGCTGAAACACGAGCTTGTTTTATTCCTGGTTTTGGTAATATTTTAATTGATGCTGATTATTCCTCACAGGAACAAATAGTTCTTGCTAATTTTTCCGAAGAAGAAAATCTATTGAATTTTTATAAAAAGGGGTTTAAAGATATGCATAGTTATGTAGCTTTTTTAATGTATGAAGATATAAGAAGGTGTTCTATTGAAGAACTTACTCCTGATAAACTTGATTATATTAAAAAAGAATATGCCGACAAACGTTTCTTAGCAAAGATTGCAGGTTTTAGTATTAATTATGGTGGCAACGGAAGTACAATTGCAAAAAATTGTAGTATTCCTGCTAAAGATGGCGAGTTTGTTTATAAATCTTATTTTGAGGCATTTCCTGGTTTAAAAGAATATTTTGATTTAGTTGCTGAAAGAGCATTTCATTTTGGTTATGTACAGTTTAACAATGTTACAAGAAGAAAATTCTTTTTTGATCAAGACGAGAATGATTATTTTCTCACCAAAGAAATGGTGGAGGATCCATATTTTTGGCAAACTCAAGCCAATCCTCGTGAACTTCAAAGACGATATAATAAAGCAAAAAGTGATATTCAAAGACTTGCTCAGAATTATCCAATTCAAGGTACTTCTGCAGACATAACTAAATATGCTTGTATTCTATTTTTTAGTGAAATTTTGAAACGCAATTGGTGGCTTAAGGTTAAAATTGTTAATTTAGTGCATGATGAAATTCTTGTTGAATGTCCTATTGATATGATGGATGAAGTTAAAGAGGTATTGGTTAATAGTATGCAAGACGCTGGAAAGCCGTTTTGTAAAATTGTACCATTAAAAGCTGATGCAGTTCATGGTGATCATTGGGTTCATTAAACATTTATGCAATTTTATTCAAATATTATTTGTATCTTTGTAATCCTTTCTCTTATAAATATAACAACTAACAATTATGATGTACAACAATGACACGTGACGAAAGACAACAATTAGGAATTAAAAAATGAATACAAAATGGATGTAGAGGTACTTTACAATGGTGTACAGGGACAGGTAAAACTAGAGCTGCAATTATTGGTATTAAAGCATTCCTAACAAAGAATCAAGGTAAAAAAATTGTAGTAATTGTTCCAACTGAATATTTAAAAATTCAATGGTATCAAGAACTTAGTAAATTTGGAATATTTGATTATGTACAAGTTGAAATTATTAATTCTGCAATTAAATCTTCAGAACGTATAGATTTCATCATTTTAGATGAAGTTCACAGAATGGCTGCAGATACTTTTTATCAGATATTTGTACAGCGAAGACCTAAAGTTGTTCTTGGATTGTCTGCGACATTTAGTCGTTTAGATGGTAGACATGAATTATTAAAGTCTTACTGTCCGGTAATTGATGTATTAAGTGTTAAAGAAGCCATTGAAAACAAATGGTTAGCTCCTTATAAAGAATATAAAGTATTAATTATGCCTGATGATATTGAAGTTTATAGGCAAGCTAATGCAGATTTTTTAAATGCTTTTGCTTATTTTGAAAATGATTTTAATCTTGCAATGAATTGTGTAGGCGGAATCAAAAAAAATAACAAAATAATAAAACCTTCACATTTTGTAAGGTATGAATATGCCCAACAACTTTGTACATTACCTTTATATCATCCACGATATAAAGATACTGTAAAAGGATTGCTTGCAGAAATCACTGCAATGGCATTTACTTGGAGTAGAGCATTACAAGTACGTAAAGGTTATGTAATGAACCATCCAAAAAAAGTTGAACTTGCACAACAGATTTTAAAAGCAAGACCAAATAAAAAAGCCATCACATTTTCAGCTACTATTAAACAAGCCGAAAAGATTGGTAATGGTTTAATAATTCATTCAGGTAAAACTAAGAAGAAAAATAGAATTACAATGGAAGAATTTGCTCCTATGAAAACAGGAGTGATTCATACTGCGAAAAGTCTTGACGAAGGTGCTGATGTACCTGGTTTAAGTTTAGCAGTTATTCTATGTAATACTTCTTCTCAAACTCAAAAGACACAGCGATTAGGCCGTGTAATTAGGTATGAAGAAGGAAAGGAAGCTGAAGTATTTACTTTAGTAATTAAAGGAACCATGGAAGAAAGTTGGTTTAACACATCAATGGCTGGTAAAAATTATATTGAGATTTCGGAAGAAGAATTGATTGATATTTTAGCAGGCGGAACTTCGGACAATCTTGTTAGAGAAGGAAAAGAAGTAGATGAATTATTTCGATTTTAATGACGTCAAACGAGAAATTTAAATTAAAAGGTAGGATATTCCTACGGTATGACTTTATCCCTGATAGAATGCGTATGCATTTTATTGAAACATGGGAATCATTACCTAAAATATCATTTGAAGATTATTTTGAATTAATATTAGCAGATCATGAATCTAATAAATGGTGGGTTAGTGCCCAATGTATTAAAAATAGTTATTATTTTTATACTCATGGTTATTTAGATACAAAACAACCTGCAAGGCTACCATTTTATCCTAATCAAATACTGGCAAAAATTACAGATGAAGTTAATGCTATGATTAATTTTGAGACTTTTAAATAATTATGGAATTAACGATAAAACAACAATTTATACTTTTCATTTGGTTTATTTTTAAACCTAAAAAATGTATGAAATTTCAAGAAAAAGTATTGCAAGGAATGGCAGCAAAATTTGCTTACATTGAAGCATATAACTTTAAAAATTAAAACAATGAGCGATTTTAAAATAAGACTCTTAGAAGAAAGAGATCAATTATTAGAAAGAACAAATAAATTAGATGCATTTTTAGATAGTGATACATTTGAAAATATAAGTGAATTTCAGGCTAATTTACTTCTTCTGCAATATGACCATATGTGCGATTATTTAGAATGTTTAAATCTTAGAATTGAAGATTTAGAGAATAATTGAGTAAAAGAACTTAATAATATTAAGATTCCAGAAGATTTTTTAGATTCTCTATAAATTTTAACAGATAAAAAATTAATAAACACGAATTACTACCCTACTATTAACAATCCCGTAACGGATATTAAACACAACAGCTAAAGTAATTTAAAATACTACTTAATGCAGCATTTTGAATTATCTTTGAAAGAAGAAATTAACATCTATATTAATAGTAGTCTAACACCAACTGAATTATTCATATTACGGTTATTATTTCTAGCAATCGACGGAGAACAAAAACATTTAATAAATTATCTAACTAACATATCAAACGGAAAACAATTACTAAGAAGCGTATTATTATCACTGTTAGAAAAAAAAGTAATAAATTCCACATTTAAAATACCGCAAGAAGGCGAGTCCTTAAACTATAAGAATATACCATTTAATAAGAATTTCTTAAAAATGTATATTCGCGAGTCTAACGAAATAGGTAAAGAATTTTTTGATGCATATCCACCATTTATTAGTATTGGTGGAAAATTATGTAGCATTAAAAACTTTACTAAAGCAGGATTATTCTCTTTTGATGAATTTTGTATTTTTTATGCGAAACAATTGAAAAATGCAACAGCAACTCATGAACGAGTTATGGATGCCTTATTGTTTGCTAAAGAACAGAATTTAATCAATTATACTATCATTGAATTTATAGCTTCCAAAAAATGGGAAGAAATAGAATATATTCGTGGTAGTGGTAATGTAAATGGGTACAATAATAGCGAGTTATTGTAATGGGAGTTAAAAGACTATTAGAAAATATTGAATCAGGTAAACAAGGAAAAAATATCGGTATCAAAACTGGTATGTCAACATTAGATTCTGTAATATTCGGAATCCAAAGAAAATATTTATATACTATTGGTGCCGATACTGCTGGAGGTAAAACTTCATTTGCAGTTGATATATTTGTATATAACTTAATTAAGAATAGAGAAGATAGAAATATCGCTTTATTATATTATTCTTTTGAAATGTCAAGTGATATTTTATATGCAAAATTACTATCTCGTCGTATATTTGACGAATATGGTGAAGTTGTAACATATGAAGATATCCTATCCTTAACAAAACCTATCTCCAATGAGCATGCAGCTCTTGTTGACAAAGCTACTCCATGGCTCCTTAGTTTAGAGAGCATGGTAACAATCTATGACAAGGCATTATCTCCTAATGGAATATATGCTACTTGCAAACAATGGCTAAAACGATTTGGCACATTTGAAGAAATTGCAGAACATAGAGAAGAATATATTGAAGATGATCCAAATCAATATAGGATAGTTATTATAGATCACGTTGGACTTATTACAGGTCCTGGGTCTAAAAAAGAAAAGATTGATTTAACAACTGATTATTTAATTTCATTCAGGAATAAATGTAACGTAACGGGTATATTTGTTCAACAATTAAATAGAAATGCAAAATCAATGGATCGAAAAACTAATGGATATGAACTTATCCAATTAGATGATTTTAAAGATACATCCGGCACAACCGATGCGTCTGAAGTCGTAATAGCATTATTTTTTCCATATAGAGAAAAAATTGCCAGATGTGAAGGCTATCCAATTCAAAATGTATTAAAGAAACGCTTCAGACTATGTCAAATTCTTAAGAATAGATATGGGCAAGCGGATGTTAATAAAGGATTATTATTTTATGGCGAAATAGGTATGTTCAGAGAATTACCAAAACCTGAAGAAATAGGAGATTATGAACCATATCTTACACTACAAACGGAAGCACCACAGATTTTAAATATAATAGATGAGGAAGAATCAAGAGAAAATGATATATTTAAATTTTAATTATGGCAGACTTAATTGGAGTCGTAGGCAATGCAGGAAGTGGCAAATCTACTTCAATGAGGAATCTAAATCCAAAGACAACTTTTATTATAAATGTAGCGGGTAAACCATTACCATTTAAAGGTTGGAAAAAGAGTTATACTCCTTTAACGCAAGACCCTACATCTAAAAAGTTTGTGGGCAATCTGTACAATACCGCAAATACTGCGCAGATTCTACAAATTTTAAAAATGATTGACAAACAAAGACCAGAGATCAAAGTAGTAGTTATTGAGGATGCTCAATATATTATGGCTTGAAAGGATTGAAATGAATTTTAGTGAATCCATGTTACAGTATAAGAATGTATGCGGAATTTATAAAATTATTTGCAATGATGCAGATTTTTATTTAGGAAGTTCTAAAAACATTCAACAAAGATTTTACAAACATAGAAATGAACTTCGAAAAGGAGTTCATAAAAATGAACATTTACAAAATGCTTATAATAAGTATGGAGAAAAATGTTTTAATTTATTAATTGTAGAAATCTGTAATATAGATGAACAATATTTAAGAGAACAATATTATATTGATTTATTACAACCCGTTTATAATAAAGAACGAGATGTTTTAACTCATATTCCAACTGAAGAAACTAAAATTAAATTATCAGAAGCTAATAAAAAATATTATGCAGACCCTGAGAATTTAAAGAAACGATATAAAACTATATATCGTTTTAATAGTTTATTTGAAATTATTAATACTTATGAAGGAATTAAACCAAACATTGAAGCGTGAGCTGTAGAATTTGGAATAAAACCTGGAGGTGCTGATAAGGGAATTAACAGAGCTTTAGCAAGTGGTAAATTATATAAAGGTTCTTATTGATCATACGATCAAAATTTCAAAGGCCCTACAGTTAGTAATAACTGTTAGCAAATTTGGTGAATTCAGGGAAACTCCGAAATGAGCAATTCAAAGGACAATCCTGAGCCAAGCCCTGTAAAGGGAAGGTGCAACGACTATCTCGAAAGAGAGTACACTCAAGTGAGTGGAAGCGCCAAACATCTTAATTAAGATGATGATATAGTCTAATCTGTATAGGAATATACAGCAGCTAAGTAGCGGGTAGTGTTTAACGAGCACTATTGAATATAAATGTTTGAAGCTATGGAAAGATCCTCTGAAAAAGGGTAATAGAACATGCCCAAACCAATCTAATTGACGGGGATATCCTTAGAGTCTTTTTAACCAAGCAATGATAGTAATATACATTGTGGCTTTCACTAATTATGAAAGGTATGGTAAAATAAAAAAGAATTGGACAATCCGCAGCTAAGCTTCCAAAATAAAATTGGAAGAAAGTTCAACGACTATCTCCGTGAAGGGGAGTACATTAAAGCTATTTATAACTTTTTTGGAAATGGTTGGAATTTTTATAAAAATTATTCGCTATCTTTGTAAATTATAATTTAACAAAATAGCATATGGAAAAAATTAAAGGAAAAAGCAAAATGCCGGAATATACACAATGGAAATCTATGAAATCTAGATGTTATTCACCCTCGGCAACAAAAGGAAAGTATAAAGAGAATAATATTCAAGTCAGCAATGATTGGAAAAATTCTTTTGAAACTTTTTATTCAGATATGGGAAATTGTCCTATAGGATTTACTTTAGAAAGACTTGATAATCTCAAGGATTATTCTAAAGAAAATTGTATATGGGCAAATAGAGAAGACCAAAGTAAAAATCGGGAAGATTTTAACGATATTGTTACTTATAAGGATAAAACTATGGTATTAAAAGACTGGGCTAAAGAATTGAATATTAAATATACAACACTTTATCAAAGAATTTATAGAAGTGGTTTATCTTTTGAAGAAGCTATACAACAAGATCCATTTAAAAAATTAATATCTATTGGAGAAGAATCTAAAACTCTTAAACAATGGTGTGAATTCTATAATATGGAATTTGAATTAGTTAACAATAGAATCTTTAAACATAAGTGGGAACCTATTGAAGCTTTAACTATTCCAAAAGGAATAAGAAGAACTAAAAATTAAGATATAGTCTGAACTTTATGGAAACATAAAGAGTTGCGTTTATACGCAGATTAACACAATTGATGAGAAATTTACTCAAATGGCAAATAACTTCTATTCAGTATTGAAAGAATCTATGGGCATGAGAAATGACTTAAAGGTATGTGTATTAGCACATTCCGAAAACATAGGGGATGCACTCAACCCTTCCTATAAATTAAAAACATTAGGAAAAATGATTGACAACATGATTACTGTTGAGGGTTTATTTACTTATGTATTATTTACTACACTTATCAATGAACTTGAAGGTGGAATATCACATAAATTTATAACTCAATCTGATGGTACAACTACTGCTAAAACTCCAATGGGATGTTTTGATAGTATGTTGATAGATAATGATTTACAATATGTAGTCGAGAAAATTGACGAATATAATGAAGGCTAATGATTAAGGGAATAATTGTAACATTCGACTTTGATACAGAAACTGAACTTGTTTCCAATGTTCAATGTAATGTTGATGGTGTGGAAAAGAAAAAAAGAACAACTAAGCCAAAAGCAAAGGTAGAAGAAGAAATGGCAGCAGAGCCACTTATCACCAGAGAAGAAACTAAGTTGGTCTTTAATAACAGAGCTGTAGCTGATATGGAACTTGCTTATGAGGACCGTATTATAATTAAATGGGAAAAATCTAAGGATAAGAAAACAATGTTTCCAATTATTGGAACCGACATTGCTTTTGGAGAAGAGGGTGCAGGTAATAAAGTTACTAAAACTAATACAGTTGGATTTAAAGGTAAACAGAATGTAGTTCTACAAGAATTAGGTGCTGTATTTACAATTGATCCATATGTAACAGATAAGTATCCGGACGGAGTCTGGAAATTAATTTCTACAACAAATGCGACATCATCTAAGACTTTAGAGGATGCAATCAAAGTAGTTGAAAAAGTAGAAGCAGATATTATTACAGAAAAAGATGAAGATATGGAAATAAATCCATTACTATTTACACTATTATAATATACACTAATGAACAATTTTTCATTTAACGCAACAGCAGGCGCATCTCAAAGTACAGCAAAACCTCGATTAGCAGGTAATAACATTTATGACGTAAAATTTGACGGATGTGAAGTCCAGGATATTGTTGGGGTAAAAGATCCTACTATGACCTATAAAGTTTTGAAATTGAAATTCTCTAACGAAGATGGTACCTTTGAACATACCGTGTTTGAACCACGTGCAGAAGATTTCGATCGTAGGGTTTCAGATTACAACAACCCAAAAACAGGGAAAGTTGATAAAATACCACAAGCATCAAATGTAGAAAGCATGATGCTACTTTTTAAACACGTTATTGATTCAGTTGATCCTGCAACAGCAGAAAAAATTGATAAAAAACAAACTAGCTTAGGCGCAGCTAATTGGGATGACCTTAGAACCTTAATCGTTAAGATTCTAGACGCTAAAAAAGGTGCTCCCGCAAGAATCAAATTGATGAAAAACAGCAAAACTGGAGAAGCAACTTTCCCAGGATTTTTCACAGGTTTAACAAAGGAGGGTGTTCCTTATGTTAAAAACAACTTTATTGGACCAAAAGTATCCTTCTCAACTTATGAAATGAAAAAAATAAGTGATGAAGCTTCAGCTAAACCTACAAAAGCTACTGAATTTGCTTTGGCTCCACCTGAACCAGAAAGCCAGGACGATCTTGTATTAAATTTTAATGTAAGCTCAGAAATATAGTTTGTAGTTTCCTTATATGTATAATTTAGAAGTACCTATAAGGATAACAAAAGAACTTTTACTTTCTAAATCATGGACTCAAGAAACTTATTTTGAGCATTATTTAGGAATACCAGTAAAAAAAGGATTGTTTTGCAGTCCTGCTATCATACGTAAAGATAATAAGCCGACCTGTTCTTTCTATAAGGGAAAAAATGGTCTTTTAAAATATAAAGATTTTGCTGGACCTACATTTGATTTTGTTGGTGCAGTAATGCACATTTTTGATTGTACTTATTATAATGCACTTCAAATTATTGCGCATGACTTTGGTTTTAAATCTATAAAGGATAGACCAATTAATCCTCCAAAAATGGAGTACTCGGGATACGAATTACAGGAAACCGAGAAAGCTAAAATTCAAGTGGAAATTCAAGAATTTACACAAAAAGAATTGGATTGGTGGTTAGCGTTTAGCATATCTTTGAAAACTTTAAATAAGTTTAAAGTCTTTTCAATCAAATCAGTATTTTTAAATGGTAATTACTTTACAAGTTCCTCCGCCTCTTCCCCAATTTATGGGTATTATGGCGGAGAAACTAGTGATGGTGATGAGTTATGGAGGCTCTATATGCCTACGAAACTTAAATATAGGTTTCTTAGTAATTGGAATGCCACCATGATTCAAGGGGCAAAACAATTACCAAAAAGTGGAGAGTTTATTGTTATTACTAAATCTTTAAAAGATGTAATGGCATTATATGAATTTGGAATTATAGCTATAGCTCCTAATTCAGAGAATCTATTTGTAACAGATGCCCAATACGCAAAATTAAAGCAAAAATTTAAAGATATTTATCTATTGTATGATAGAGATTTACCCGGTGTTAAATCTGCAAATAAAATTAGAAAGCAATTCAAAGACTTAAAAGTTTTATTGATGCCAAAGGTAAAAGATTTTACAGATTATGTAAAAAAATATGGAACATTAAAAACATTTAAATTAATTGACGAATGGCTGGAAAAAAGACAGACGCAGCAGCAACATGAGTAGACGAAACTCAAGAAGTTGAAGTAAAACCAAAAAAGAAACGCTCAGGATCCTATTCTAAAACAAAAGGATCTACTTATGAACGACAAATAGTTAATGAATTAAAAGAATTAACAGGTAATGAAAATATATGTACCGCAAGAAGTGAATCTAAGAAATTAGATGATATGAAAATAGATATTTCAGATCCTGATAAAGTTTTACCTTGTTATTTTCAAACTAAGAAAACTCAAACAACTCCGAGTGTTAAAAAGATTAACGCCGAGGTTGGATTAACGGATAGGCCGTTATGTATTCTTTGGAATATACAAGTTAAAAAAGAAGGAAATGTAAATATTACTTCGGAAGGTGAATATGCAATTATTCCAAAACAATTTTTTTATGAATTACTAGAACACCTTATTAACGCATAGTAATCAAAATTTAACACAAATTTAAATTAACAAGATGAGAATTCATTTAGATGTTGATGATGTAGTATTAGCCTGGCATGAGGCTTATATCAAAAAATACAATTTACCCATGCCAACAAATTGGATACCATACGATGAAATTAAAGACCATTTAGCAGAATTGAAGAAAGACAAATCGTTTTGGCTAAGTCTTGAGGTTAAACACTCTCCTAATTTTCAGCCTGCTGGTTATGTATCAGCACGCGGCGTCCCTATACAATGGACCAAAGACGTTATGAAATTAAGAAAGATTCCTGGCAGAAGCAAAATAAAACATGTGGGGTGGGGAGAAAGCAAAATGGATGTTTTAAAATCATTGGGATGTGAACTATTTGTTGATGATAAATATGAAACATTTCTTGAATGTCACAAACATGGAATTCCATGTCTATTGATGGATACTCCACAAAATCGTCATCATCAAACGAATCTTCGTATTTATGATTTAAAGATTGAAACTATAATGCAAAAATTTAAGTTATGGAAGTCTATACGTTAGAAGAGAAAGATGGATGTCTAATAGGCGTCTTTGATAGCATTGCAACTATTAGAGAATTTTATCGAGAAGATGATAGTGAATTTCCTGAAAGGTATATTATGACTGACGAAGAGTATAAACTTAATTTAGAAGAAGAGGAAATTTATGCATGTCTTACTAAAGTATTTACTCGTTTTTCATTCCAAGACCTAGAACCAAAAGTAAGTTCAACAATAACAATGTTATGACAACAATATATCTTGTTACTTGCTCTGAAAGTTATTTCCATAATTATCAACCTCCGTTTGATGATATTATATACGGTTTCTATTTAGATCTACAAGCTATTAAATTTGACTTTCAATGTCATGGTGAAGAGTCGTGGGAATCACTTGAAAATCTTAATTTTAAAGAAACCCAAGAATGGCTAGATAAAAGTGGATTAAAACTTTCAATCGTATCTGCATATTCCTACGCAGATATGCAAAAAATAGATTTAGTAAATACAAATGACATACTTATGCTTTAATGGCAGAAATTAAAATAGTACCAGGTTCTATTCAGTTAATTAAAATGACTGATGCCGAGTACTTTAGTGCAAAATACAAAGATTATATATCCAACTCAAAACTTGGAACTATAAATCCAGATGAAGATGGCTCGCCAGAAAAATATGCAGCAGGAATAAAAAGTGCCTATTCAGAATCATTTGAATTAGGTTCAGCAATTCATGCTATGCTTTTACAACCTGACTCGTATCATATTGCAAAAATAAATAAACCAACAGGTAAGTTAGGTTTATGGGCAGAAGAAGTTTTTCAATTAAGACAACAAGGGCTTCCAATTATTCAAGCCACCACATTAGCCTCTTATAACGTTGACTACTATGCCAATAAATTTTCTGCTGCTCGATTAAGAACAGCAATTAAAGGTTCTTTAAAATTCTTTCTTGAAAGAAGAAAATTTGAAGGAGAATTAGATAAACAAACTTTGTTCTTATCTGCACCAATGCAGTTTAAATTTGAACAATGTATGTTAGGAATAGCTTCAAATCCAAAAATTGATGAAACTTTATACCCTCAAGGTTTATTAGGTCCTATTGAGTATTTTAATGAGTATGCTATCTTATGTGAACTTGAATTTATTGATGAAGTTACGGGAGTAATTACAAAAGTAAAATTCAAAGCTAAATTAGATAATTTTACTCTTAATCATGAAACTTGTACATTTACTTTAAATGATTTAAAAAGTTCAGGTAAACCTGTAGCTTATTTCATGGGTAATAATGTTAAAGTAACTAGAGAATCTGGCGAAACTGCTGTTGAATGGTGGGATGGTTCATTTCAGAAATATCATTACAATCGACAAATCGCAATATACCTTTGGTTGCTAAATGCAACTTTAAAAGAACTCTATGGATATGAGTATACACCAAAAGCAAATATGGTAGTTATTGAAACTGTTCCAGAGTTTACAAGTAAGGTGTATCCAATTAGTAATAAACATATTCAATCTGGATTAGCTGAATTTAAAAAACTATTAACACTCGTTGTGGAATGGATGCAGTCAAAATAATGGATTTAGCAAATCAAATTAATAAACTAAGCTATGAAGAAAAACAAGACATATATCAAAGGGTTTTTTCGTTAGGTAGTTTAACTTCAGACGAGATGAATGATAGATTAATTCTTATCTCTTTAGTAGCTTTAGTTTATCAAAAAATGAAATTACAAGATAAAAATGTGACACCAATAACAGTACTTTTAAAAATAACTGGTGAGAAAGATAAAAACTCAAGTTATTATCAGTTCTTAGAAACATTGGCTATTATAGCACAAGATTTTTCTTATGATGTCAAAAAAATCGATACTTGTGGATTTAAAACTTCTCAAGAAATTATTAATAAAATAAAAGACCTTTTAAATACATGGATACCGTTTTAAATGATATAAATGATACTTATCCGGAAGAACTACTTGATGATAGTTATATATTATCATTATGGGTTAAAGAGAAAAGTGTAGTAAGACCATCTGGAGAGATTAAAGTTTCTGCTACATTAGAACCTGGTGTTTATACCGTAGAATTTGACCGCGATTTAGGCATATTTTGCCAAAAAATGACAACTCCTTCAGATGAATTGTTTGTATTTAGTGACTCCGTAGCTGAATCAGTTTTACGCGAAATTGATTTATTTTGGGATAAACGCGAATTATACAAGCAGAATAAACTTATGCATAAAAGAGGAATCTTGTTAGAAGGATTTCCTGGAACAGGAAAGACTGCTTTGATTACTCAAATATCTAATAAGATTATTGAAAAAGGAGGTGTCGTATTTAAGGTGTCAGGCTTTAATAATTTGAATCATTATGTAACGTTTATTCGTACAGCATTCAGAAAGATACAGCCGGAAACACCTATTATTACAATTTTAGAAGATATTAACCAATATGCTCAAGTTGAGTCAGAATTACTAGATTTTCAAGATGGTAAAACTCATATTGATCACCATATTATTATTGCTACTTCTAACAACACCGACGAAATTCCGGATTCATTTTTACGACCAAGTAGAATTGATTTACGAATAGAAGTTGGATATCCAACTGCACGGACTCGCAGAGAATATTTTCAATTTAAAAACGTTCCTGAAGATCAAATTGAACAATTAGTTCTTCAAACTGAGGAATGTTCTTTAGCCGATTTAAAAGAGGTTTACATTTGTGTTTTTCTTTTAAATTACACTTTAAGTGATGCTCTGGCTAAAATTCTTAAACCAAGAGATAGGAGGGACTATTCTCATAAAGCTCGTAGAGGTCCGAAAATTGGTTTATCATAAAAATACAAAGGAGTGCTTTTTTTCAAAAAAATAGCAGTACCTTTGTGGAACAAATCAGATGAAATATACGCATAGATGAGAAATATTAAAATTTTTAAATGAAGAATGCATTATGAAAAGTGTAGAAGCACAAGGTTACAGTAAAGAAAAAGCGTTAGAAACAACAGGTTTAGACGTAGAATTAGACAGATTGAAAAACGCTACATTGGCGTGGAAAAAAGCAGGCTCGCCCGTAGGTACTAAAGCCATTAATACTTTTATGGAAAAGTACATTAAAGAAAAGAAAGCCGTTGGAGCATATGTAGTTATCGAAGCTGCAGCAGACGACACACGCTTACGTCCTTACAATGTAATCAATGAAACTACAATTGGAAAACGTAAATCAACCACAACTTATCAGATTAAAGAAGCTGAATTGGTAGTTAAATTCCACACAGAAACAAAAACTGTTGTTGATAAAGAAACTGGCGAAGAAAAGGTAGTTGAATTCCAAAGTCCTTACAAAAAAGAAGTTATCGAAGTTGAAGTAGATGTTCTTGATGAAGAAGGCGTAAAAACAGGGGAAAAAGTTACTAAATTTAAAGAAGTAGAAATTCCTCAAGTAAAAGTACTTTCAAAAGGAGCTGTTGAAGCTACCGCTGAAAAGAAAGATCAAGCTCTTAAACTTATGAAAGACTTGATTGAAGCAAACAAAAAAGATTACGTTATTGAAATCGTAAAAGAAATCACTGATGGACAGAAATATGCTGGCTACGGTCAATATACTCCTTCCAAATCAGCTAAACTTGGAAAATTTATTTTCTTCGTTCAGGAGTAATCCTTTAAGTAAGTGGCGGCCACTAATACGCCTGCTTTACAGAATCTTTTAGTCGTCAATCGCAGGACGTTAAACTAAATAAAAAGGCTGCTGAAGAAATTCAGTAGCCTTTTTTCTTTTTTAATTAACAATTACTAACAGCGTAACAGCTTATAAAATTTATTGAATGGAAGATAATTCAAAACTTGAACTAGAAGATATTATACAACCCAATTTATCAAAGACAGACAAAGATTATCTTAAGAAAATATGTACAAGTACTCATTTTAGTTTAACAACTAAGATGGATATTTTAACTGCTTATTTTTCTAAGACCGAGGAAGAGATAAATACATTGATTAATCAGTTTGATTATTCGTTAACAGAATCAGATTTTTCAGCAGCGAAATCTCATAAACTAAAAGATAGTAAAAGATATATTATATCCAGTGCTCAAAATGCAAGTCCAGTTAATCTTAAATTCTTAAAGAATATTGAAGCCTACGCAGATTTTATTAATGCTGAAATCGGAATTATTGCAACACGCTATAAAAACCCCACATCTCAGTTCAAAGATGAAGATGTTTGGGCTTCGGAAGTGCAACCTTATTTAACTGCAAATCGTCAGTTTTTGCACAAAGATTTATTACTTTTATCTGATTTAAAAGTACAAGCAACTTCTCCAAATCCGACTAATGGAATTGAATTATTTGGAGATAATGCTTCAGTAATAGTTGGAGCTCCTCGTATCGAAATGAGAACAGTTCCGGTATTACCAACACAAAAACAAAAGTTTCTTTATTCAACAGGTACTACTACTATTCCTAATTTTACTGATTCCGTTGCAGGTGGTAAAGCAGAAGCACATCATTCATATGGTTTCGTAATAGTAGAAATAGAAAGTGAAGAAGTAGTTCACATGAGAAGTGTATCTGCTGATTCAGAAGGTAATTTTAACGATTTAATTTATCGCGTTGAAGATGGTAAACTTTCACATGAAGTTGTTGATTGTATGGTTTGGGGAGATAGTCATTTTGCTCAAAAAGATGATGATGTTACTAATGCGTTTAGAGGTATTTGTGGAGCATTGGGTGTAACAACTAGTGTTTTACATGATGTATTTGATTCAAAATCTTTAAATGTACACAATGAAAAAGATTTTATTACAAAACACATGCTCTGGAAAACTGGAGGAGATGATTTACAACAAGAACTTGATCAAATGTATACTGAATTAGATTGGTTTGACGAAAATATGCAGAAAACTATTGTTGTTTCTTCTAATCATGATGATATGCTTGATAGAGCAATGAAACAAGGAGATTGGAGAAATAATCTTAAAAATGCCGAATTGTTTTTGGATATGTTAAAATTAACATTATCATTAAAAGCAGAAAATGGTATCATTCCTTACTATATTAACGAGAGATATAATCATGTTCATGCCTTAGGCACAGATGATTCATATGTATTACATGGAGTAGAAGTAGGAATGCATGGACATAAAGGTCCAAATGGTTCAAAAGGAAATATACAATCTTTCTCTAGATTATCACAGAAAACAATTATTGGACATTCTCATTCTCCGGCTATACGTTGGGGTTGTTATCAGGTAGGACTTACCTGTGGAATGGAACATGGTTATAATACAGGATTAACAAGTTGGGCTTATGCTTCTTGTACTTTGAATAAACATGGAAAACGTCAAATGATTATACTAAACAAAGACACATTAACTTACACAACACTTTATTAAAATGAAAGTACAAATAGAAAATGATTATTCTGTTTTAACAACAAAAATTGAACAAAGAACTTACCGTGACTCTTTAGAGACAATTTTAGATTATTTTAAAGAAAATATAGATGGTGAAACATTTAGTTCAGAATCAAATTTACTTGAGTGTTTTACTGATTATGTTCGAGATTCTTTTGAATTACCTGATTTAAAACACGATGAAGAATTTGAAGATTATTCTATTGATTTACGAATATTGAATTGGAATGAAATTTTTCCTGAACTAACTTATTTAATAGTTCCCGAAGAAGAAAAATCTTGTTGTTCCTCTTTTAGTCAATATTATGGTTATAAATATTGTCCAACTTGTGGAGAAAGATTGTAATATGGAAAACTATCTTTTAATTAAGGCAGATTATAATGATGGTGATTACGATTTGTGTATGACCAGCATTACTGATAATGAAATTGAACTTATTCGACCTATAGTAGCCGCCATTAAAGCAAATAATGGCCATTACTATAATCGAGAATTTGCAGATTCATCTTGTAGTGCAAAGATATCATATGGACATTTTGAAGGATTTGAATTTTTCGATGAATGTACTCCGCTTGGAGAATCAGAATGTCCTGGAATTCATACAATTAAATCTGTACAGATAATAACTATTTTAGAACAATTATTATAATGGAAAAAACTTATCACGTATTAAAAGTATACGATTATAAAGGTGGAGAATTAGGTACTAATCTTAATTTATCCTATGAAGATCTGATTGAAGATTTAGTTGAAACTCTTCACCTTTATGATTATGCGTATGATCAAGATTATGATTCTGACGAAGATCGTAATGCAAGAGAACCTCAGATTTTAAGAGATGGATTAGCATCAGGAGCATTACAATCTTGGATTGATGAACATAGTTCAATTTATGCAGGAGGAGATATTTGTATGTCTTTATATGAATGTGAAAATAACATTATGTCAGAAATTGATGTAACAGATGAAATGCTTATAGAAGCGGTTGAATTGTATTTAGCAAGATTATAATGGATCAATTAACAATACAAGAATTATTTAAAGGAAAAAGTACCTTAATTAAAAATAAGGAGTTTTTCCCTACTAAAACATATGTAGAACCTTTCATTGAAAGGATGTCTGCATTTACTCAAGATTTTAGGATTCAGGTGAAATTACCTGATCAAATGACTTTTAATAAAGATGCTCAAGATACAACTTTTAATCGAGTTTTAATTCAAGCAGTTTTACCGCAAAAGTATACAATAGATAATCACGAAGAAGTAATAGGATTTCTTTATGGCATTGATGTAAAGAAACCAGTAGTTAAAATCTACAGAGGTTATCTTAATTCAGCATGTACTAATCTATGTGTATTTAATCCATCGTGGTTAAATGTACAGGACCTACTTCCTGGAGACCCCATTGATTTTAAACCAATTCAATCATTAATGGAATACACTAATGATTTTGCAGTTGGTTTAGAAAAACTAAAATCTACCTATATAGATAGAAATTTACGCACTCAATATCTAGGTGAATGGGTAGATTACGCATTAAGAGAATCACAAGACTATGGATTTGGTAAAGTAAAGATTGCAGTTAGTACTCCAGTTGATGCTTATAAACAATTATTTATAGATTCTGAAAGTGATTACTATATTCCTGAAGGTATTGATCCTTCAATGTATGATGTTTATAATAGCTTTACTCAAATCGTTACTGATGATAAGAAAGATATTATGAATAAATTCGAGAAGACCATGATTATTAATCGTTTATTGAAAGTATAATGATAACTTGGAAAGATTTAGAAGTGTTTATGTCAGATATGACTGAACAACAAAAAGAACAAAGAGTTGTTCTTATTGATTATGTGACTGGTTTAATAACTAACATTGATGCAGTTGTATTAGTAGAAGAAACAGTTCATTATAGTTGGGAAGGATTAACAGAAGAATCAGAAACAGAGAATTTTTCTGAAGAAGAACTTGGGAAATTTATTCTTTCAATAGATGATTCTGTTTATGAAGGTGAAATGGCTTTAATTGTACAATAATGGAAAGAGAAACAATTGATTTATCTAATATTGAAGATCTTCATAGTACCTGTTGGGGAGAAAGTATTTGTGATAATGATTCTGATATAATTATCTATGAATTTGTAGATAGTCGAATTATAGATGTAGATTTAGAAAAATGTTATAAAACTATGGAAATAGTTGTACAGCGAGTTTCTGATAAAAAATATTTTAAATTTGAGTATGATTATTCATACCATTGGCAATCCGATGAAGTAATAGCAGAAGAAGTATTCCCTAAAGAAGTAACCATAACAATTTATGAATAAAGAAATTTTAATAAGAAGGTTTGATCAACCTACTGATATTTATATCTGCGGGTGTGATTTTCGAGATGAAACTCAAACATTTGCGATTACAGATGATGAGGCTCCATTAAACATTAGTGATGGACTTAACAATAATGTAATAGATACATCAGGTTTTGTATTTATTTTAACAGTAGCAGAGTTAAAAGAATTAGCTCCTAAAATGGATGATCCGTTTGGAACAATTCAGTTTGTTGAAAATTATAAAGGTGATATTAAATTAGTAATTCCTGAGGATTGTGATTTTGAATTTGAACCAGATTTTGATCCACTTGAATATTTTATGTATCAAGTTACTGAATCTGATAGCGGTGAATGGGATAGTAATGAAATTTATCTTCGATTAGATCCTCATCCTTATAATAGTTATCTTCGTTATAATCAACCTTTTGAAGCTAAAATAATACAAAATTTATTATATAAACATGAGTAAAAAATTTGCAGTAGGTTATATGGATTTTTTTAATAACGATTTAGTTATTGAAATTATTAATGCAGAAAATTGGAAAGATGCCTTATTTAAACATTCTAAATTATGTCGAGAAACGGATGAAACTGATGAAATATATCAGTCTTATTTTGGAAATACATTGGCAGATGCTAAAATATATGCATTTAATTGTGATATGATGATAGATGTAATTGAAATCTATGAAGACGAGATTTAAATTTATTAGTAAAGAATTTTATTGGGGACATGAAGAGTTATTAGAAGATTTTACTCTTGTAGATAATCCTTTGCCTTATCAAAATTTACCTGATGGAGAATATATGATACGAGGTTCATCAAAAGGACATCGTAAAGAATATTGGAAGCATGAAGACTGTTGGTATCTAGTTTCAGATGTTAAAGAAGATAATGGACATTATTATTGTGATTCGCGTACTTATATGTTGTTTCCAATGTTGTCTGAACGAGAATGGAGTAATATTGAAAAAGTCGGATGGAAACGACTTAATAAAGTTTGGCAGCGACATTTAATGGGTTATCAACATTGGAAAGATATGCATCGAATGATACTTGGTATTAAACTCGACTCATATAAATTTAATAAGCGATTTAATGAAGATTCTTAAAGTTATTTATGATGAAAATACAAAATATATTCTAGATATAGTTAATAGTATAACAACTAAATTATATATAGAATCATATGATGCAGAACATTATAAAGAAAAGAAAAAAGCAATTCCTATATTGACAAGACATGGTACAACAAATGTACCACTTCTTGTCTTTGAGGATGAAAATTTGGACGAATATGCAGCTATCTGGAGTGAATCAAACCCAGATTGGTTAGCAGAAATTAATAAGATATTAAATGAGTAATTTTATTGAAATTACAGATGATCAAATTCAAAAATTAACAACTAATCGTCTTTTAAATATTTTTAGAAAAAATAGAAAGTATCTTTTTCATGAATTAAATAATCATGGCTTTGATACTTCTGATAATGGAAATAACATTAATTGGAATATGGTTAATGATGAATTGTATCATCATAAAGAGTATAATGGTATTTCTTATTTGAATGATAAAATTAAGGAAGAACTAAATAAAAGAAAATTAAATGAGTAAAGAAGAACAATATTTTGCAGGAGATGAATTAGCTTATGATGCTTGGAAATCTAAGTACCAACTTGGTTCTGAAACTCTTGATGAGTTTTTTGAAAGAATTGCTCGTGAGTTTGCAAGATTAGATAATTTTAAAAATGCAATTGATTCCATTTCTGAAGAACAATACAATGATCTTTCAGATTATGGAAAATTACGAATTGGAACTGATAGGTATCGAAGATTTCTTGATTTATTTCAAGATTTTAAATATATAATTCCTGGAGGTTCAGTTCTTGCTGGAATAGGCAGTGGAAAACCGGTTTCTTTATCGAATTGTTTTGTAATACCAACAGGTGATTCGATAGGTGAAATTTTTGATACTGCAAGAGAAATGGCAGAAATTTACAAACGTCGTGGTGGAGTAGGAGATGATTTATCATCTATCCGTCCTGCAGGAGCTGATGTAAATAATGCTGCAAAAACAACTGGCGGAGTAGTTCCTTTTATGGAATTATTTAGTCAAACAACTAATACCATTGGTCAAGATGGTAGACGTGGTGCTTTAATGTTAAGTTTAGATATTAGACATCCAGACAGTCCTAGTTTTATTGAAATTAAACAAAATCTTACAAAAGTAACAGGAGCCAATGTATCAGTTCGATTAAATAACGAATTTATGCAAGCTGTTAAAGAAGACACTGATTATATATTAAGATGGCCTTGTGATCACTCATCTAAATGGTTTCTTGATAGTACTATAACATCTTTAAATTATAATGAGTTAATAGAACTTAATAATGATTTAGATACTTATAAAGTATATGTTAAAAAGATTAAAGCAAAAGAATTATGGGAAACTATAATTCATTGTGCTTGGAATACTGCTGAACCAGGTATATTATTTTGGGATAACATTATTAATAATGATCCTGCAAGTGTATATCCGGAATTTAGAGCAATCTCAACAAATCCTTGTGGTGAGATACCATTATCAGCTTATGATAGTTGTAGATTAATTGCTACTAATTTATATGGAATTGTTGATAATCCATTTACAGACAATGCTCAAATTAATGAAGATAAAGCATATAAAATCTTTTATGAAGCTCAAATTATTGGTGATATTCTTGTTGATTTGGAAATTGAAGCGGTTAAAAATATTATGTCTATTACTAAAGGAAAAGAGCGAGACTTATGGTTTAATATTTTAAACATTGGACAAATAGGTCGTCGAACTGGTGTTGGTATAACTGCACTTGCAGACATGTTAGCAGCATTAGGTTCTAATTTTGTAAATCCTGAATTAGTAGAAAAAGTTATGCATTTAAAAATGCGTGCTGAACTTGATGCAACAATTGATTTAGCAATTATTAATGGACCATTCCCTGCTTATAATGTAGATAATGAATGGATTAACGCTAATGAAACTGATCCAGGTATTGCAATTGCACAAAATGAATTTTATCATCAACTAAGACAAAATTTTCCTTTACAATGTAAACGAATGCTTAAATGGGGACGTCGTAATATTTCTTGGAGTACTATTGCGCCAACAGGTACAATTAGTATTCAAGCAGGAGTATCATCCGGTGGCGAAACTACATTTAGTATTTATTATGTTCGTAGAAAAAAATGTAATACAGGAGAAACTCCCGATTTCATAGATCAAAATGGAGTTGGATTTAAGAATTATAATGTAGTTCATGGAACATTTAAGAAGTGGTTAAATATATTCTGTAATCTTACTAATGAAATGATTGAAGATTTATCTACAGAAAAATTAGATGAATTAATTTTAAATTCTCCTTGGCATAATAATACTGCTCCAGATATTTTACCTTTTGATAGAGTTAAAATACAAGCTACATTACAAAAATATACTACTCATTCAATTAGTTCTACTATAAATCTTCCTAAAGAAGCAACTGAAGAAGATATTGCTACTATTTATATGGAGGCGTCTAAACAAGGTTGTAAAGGAATTACTGTTTATCGTGATGGTAGTCGTACTGGAATTCTTGTTAAACATGAAGAAACTCCAAAATTTGATAATATCCGTCCTGAAAAATTAGACTGTAAAGTTCTAAGATTTAAAAATGAGGATAAAAAGAATTGGATTTCATTTGTTGGTATTTATAATAACAAAGCATATGAAATTTTTACTGGTATTAATGACTTAGATGAATTGCCAATTCCATCTTATATTGAAGAAGGAATGATTGTAAAGGTAGTTCTACCAGAAGGTTCGCGATATGATTTCTCTTATGTGGATAAATATGGTTATGTTAATACAGTCGGAGGTTTAAATCGAGTATTTAATAAAGAGTATTGGAATTATGCAAGATTTGTATCTGCATTGTTAAGACAAGAAACTCCAATTGAACAAGTAATCAAAGTAGTAGATGGTTTAACATTTACTAATAAAGGCATGAATAGTTTTCAAGCAGGACTTATTCGTTCTATGAAAGCTTTTATTCCTAACGGAACGGCTGCTTTAGGTGCAGTGTGTGAAAATTGTGGCAGTCATAATATTATTTATGAAGGCGGGTGTATGATTTGTAGAGATTGTGGGAGCTCACATTGTGGATAATGTTCTCGATATTTTAGACAATGAATTAAGAGATGCTTTTATGTTTGGAAACAAATTGTTTATTGTAATGAATGCAGCAACTTCATATGCTATAATAAATGAAACTGCTCCTAATATTTTTAACAGCACTACTTTAGCACGATATGAAAACATGGAAGTTTTGATATCAGAATCTTTACAAGATAATGAATTTAGAATTGGATAATGGCAGAACGATTAGAAAGTGATTTTTATCCTACTCCATTATATAGTTTAAAACCGTTACTAGACCGAGTAGATTTTACTAATGTTAACTCATTTTTAGAACCTTGTAGAGGAGATAGTAGGATTATTGATTTAATTCCCTGTAAAACAAAATATTGGGCTGAAATAAGAGATGGAATAGATTATTTAACTACTTCATTTCCTGCAATAGATTTAATTATTACTAATCCTCCATTTTCTATATCTTTAGAATTTATTCAGAAAAGTTTAACAGAAGCTAAAACTATTTGTTACCTGCAAAGATTAAACTGGTTAGGTAGTCAGAAAAGAAAAGATTTTTGGAATGATAATATCCCTGATAAATTATTTATCCTATCAAAAAGACCCCAATTTAAAAAAGAATTAGGTTTGGGAGGAGGAACTGATAGTACAGAATATGCTTGGTTTATTTGGGATAAATTAGGTATTATAAAAGGTAAACATTTAGAAATATTTTAATATGCAATTAGTTATTGAGGATAAAGTATATGATTTAATTGAAATTCCTTATGATACTTATGTTCAGTATACTTATAAAGAAACTATGCCTGAACCACATAAGTATTTTTCAGAATTAGAACCAGATGATAATTTTGACTACATGCATTATGCTAATTTTGAAACAACTTATTATAAGTCTATTAAAATTAATAGTAAATTTTATTATCCTAAATTAGTAGAAAATGTCGTATAACGAAGTAGAAGGAGATTGGACTATTATACAGCAGATAATTCAAAAAGAACTTAAAGACTGTAATGTTACAGTCCTAATATACAACGAATAATGATAATTTATTTCACAGAAGAAGATTTAGTATCTTTTGGAGAATACATGGTATCTCCACAACGCACACAAATGGTTAGAGATAGGCCAAATCCTGATGGTATTCCACTTAATGCAAGGCTTACCATAGTATATGATGCCGATTTAACAAATTGGGCACATTTGGCAAATACTAACAAACAAATAGATAATGAAATTAATAACCCTTCTAAAGTAATCAATTAATGATCGTAGAAGTTATAAATAAATCTGCAAATCCATTACCAGTGTATGCAAAACCTGGGGATGCAGGAATGGACTTAATGGCTGATTTTTCAGAACCAATATCAGATAAATACCTTTATGGAGCTGCTTTCGATGAAGTAAGGCAAGTTCTATTGATTTTTTCAGGAGGAAGAGCACTAGTTCCAACTAATCTATATACTGCCATACCTGATGGATATGAAGCACAAATAAGACCAAGAAGTGGATTAGCTCTTAAAGAAGGAATAACCGTTTTAAATACCCCTGGCACAATAGATGCCGGATATCGTAATGCATGGGGAGTAGTATTAATTAATCTTTGTGATGATGTATTTGAAGTAAAACATGGTGATCGAATTGCACAAGTAGTTTTAAATAAATTTGAAACAATTGAATGGAATCCTGTATCAGTTTTATCAGAAACAGAACGAGGCAAAGGTGGTTTTGGACATACAGATGAAATGAAACGTGAAGCAAGTAATGTTAGTTAAAATAACGAAACAATGGGAACAAAATTAGAAAGTTTAGTGAAGATTTTAGGAGACTCTGTTGAACAAGAAATCTTGGATAAATTAATCTTGGATTATTACATAGATCAAAATGTAACAGATTTTATCACAGATGAAGGTGAGTATCAAGTGCTTACACAAGAAGAACAAGATGAATTATTATATGATGCAGCCGAAGGTTTGTATGCTGATTATGAATCCAAATTATTGGAATTGATTGAAAGAATGTATTCACAGGATCGAGAGAAATTAGCAATTCTAGCTCGATCTATTGATGAAGAAAAAGCAATTCAATCAATTGCTAACGAATTGGACTATGAGGAAGAGTATGGTAAAACAATGATTGGGTCTGATCGTATTTATGCAGTATTTACCAATGAGCATATTTAAAAAATATAGATATTTAGGAATTGTAAGTCCAGAGGTTCCCGTAACTTGGGAGCCTCTAATCTTAGAAATGCTAGTATCTATTGAAAAACTTGTAAAACCCCGACATTATCCAAGATTTGTTTTGAATTTTTTTGCGGACAGACATGAATATATCCTTGAACAAAAGGCTTATTTTTCACAGATTAAACAAAAATTTGGTTCATTACGTGTATATGGACAGTATATTCCAGAAGTGCAAAAAATTATTGATTCTGCGGAATTACTATGTAATAATACCTGTGAATTTTGTGGACGACAAGGAACAAGTCATATCATGGTAAAAGGTTGGGTTAGAAATTTATGTGGAACGTGTAAAGAGGAGAAGAAAAATGGTATTAATATCTGAGATAGTACTTGTAACAAGAAATGCTAGAGATAAAATCCAAGTAATTATTGCTTCTTTAAATCAGGATGGAAATTCATTTTTAATCAATAGAAGTACTGGACAATATCAAGGCAAAATGACAGATCAACCCGAGCTTACAATAGCAAAAGGTAAAGCAAAACGATCTGTAATACAACAAGCGGAATTAGAATTTAATAGTATTATCAATAAATATATGGATAAAGGTTATAAGAAATTATCAACTTTAACTCCTATGAAATTTGATGATATTAAACCATCAGCATTAGATTTGTTAGTACCTAGTATGAAAAGTGACCAAGCAGGTAACTTAAAACCTATGTTAGCAAAATCATCTGATAAATGTCAAAACTCTGTTTTACAGAAACCAATGTGGTGTAGCCGAAAATTAAACGGCGTTCGCTGTATGGTTAAATGGAATGAGGAAATTGATGAACCAATTACTGTAAGTCGCGGAGGTAAAAACTATGATGTTTCTGCTCAAATTATTATAGCAGAATTAGCTGAATATCTATCTGAAAATCCAAACATTGTATTTGATGGAGAATTATATGTTCATGGACAATTTCTTCAAAAAATATCTGGGATAGCAAGATTAGAAACTTGGGAACCTCGATGTGAATCATTAGAGTATTGGGTATATGATTTAGCTATACCTGATAAAACTTTTGAAGAACGCTTAGAAATCCTAAAAGATTTAGAAGAACATTTTAAAGACTCTAAGAAAATTAAAATTCAAGAGCATGTTCTTACAAATAGTTGGGAACAAATTCAAAGACTCCATGATAAATGGGTATTAGATGGCTTTGAAGGATTAGTAGCTCGTAAACCAGATAAAGAATATGAGTTTGGTAAACGTGGCTCTACTATGATTAAAGTCAAAATGTATCAAGAGGATGAATTTGAAATCATTGATTATGCAGAAAAGCTAAGAGATGAAGACTTTTGTTTTATCTTACAAACTAAAGAAGGAATAGTTTTTGAAGCTAAACCTATTGGAACTCGTGAAATGAAAGCTGAATACATTGAAGATATGGATAATATCATTGGAAAAATGGGTACTGTAAAGTATTTTGAATTTTCTGAAGACGGAACTCCATTACAAGCAATATTTCAAGCAGTAAGATATGATTTGGATAAGTAAACAAGAATATTTACTATTTCTTAAATTATGTCAATTATTAGAAATCGAAGAATATAAAAAATTATGGACATGCCTTATTTAAGTTTAGTGACTTTTCAATTTTCTCAGGAAGGTAATACTGATGGTTCTACAGGTCTTCCTGAAACGGATGGTTGTGAAGAACTCATTGTAGAAATGCAAAGTGCTCCAGGTTCACTAATGGATTCTCCTGGTTATTTAGTTTTGCGAACTAGAACTGGATGGAGTATCAATGAACCCGAAGATTTAACATCGGTACTAAAATATGTAACAAATCTTTTTAAACAAAATGAACAAACCAAAAAATGAAAATTATGCAGCAGTGGTTGTAGAGATTAAAACTCTACTTCCACTTGCTAATTGTGATAATGTACAAGCTGCAATTATTATGGGAAACCAAGTAATTGTAGATAAAAGAGTGCAAGCGGGGGCTATTGGATTGTATTTTCCATTAGAAACACAACTATCAGAGCCTTATTTAAAGGCAAATAATCTGTATAGAAAACCTGAATTAAATGCTGATCAAACTCAAAAAGGTTATTTTGAAGAAAATGGTCGTATTCGTTGTGTAAAATTTAGAGGAAATAAATCGGAAGGTTTATTCATGCCCCTACAATCTCTTGATTTTACTCCCACGAGCTTTGCTGATTTAAGACTTGGAGATTGCTTTGACGAAATGGATGGAATCGAAATCTGTAGAAAGTATGTAATTAAAAAACATAATACTCCAGGTACTCCGGGCTCTAAAAAGGACAAACAGAGTAAAAAGTATGAAAGTAAACTTGTAGAGAATCAATTTAGATTTCATCAAGATACATCAATGCTTTATAAGAATATTCATAGAATTAATCCTGATTCTTTAATTAGTATAACTTATAAATTACATGGAACATCGGGAATTAGTTCTTATGTTTTATGTAAGCGACATATACCTATGCGAGAAAAAATTGGAGCATTTTTCCATAATCTATATACTAATATTACTACATTTGGTAAACAACGTTTTAGGTTAGAAACAACACAATATGACTATTTATTTGCTTCTCGTAAAGTTATTAAGAATGAACAGCTAAATCCAAATGCGGAACACTTTTATGATGCTAATATTTGGGAATATGCCCATGATCAATTAAAAATGCATCTACAAAAAGGAATGACTTTTTATTATGAAATTGTTGGTTATATGCCATCAGGATTAATGATTCAAAAAGATTATGATTATGGCTGTAATGTAGGTTTACATAAAGCATATATTTATCGTATTACTTACACAAATACCGATGGTAAAGTATTTGAATTTAGTGCAAAACAAGTTCAAGATTTCTGTAAAAAGAATGGATTAAATGCTGTTCCTCAATTGTATTATGGATTTGCTAAAGATTTTTTACACTTTCAAATAACAACAGAACAAGATTCTGAATTTTATTTAAATGATTGGAGAAATACTTTTTTAGAATATTTAAAACAACAATATAATGAAAAAGATTGTTATATTTGTAAAACTAAAGTACCTGAAGAAGGAGTAGTTATTCGTATTGAAGAGAATGATTTTGAAGCATATAAAGCTAAATCAAATGCTTTTTACGAAAGAGAAACTAAATTGTTAGATAAAGGTGAATCAAATATTGAAGATGATAATTAAAAACTATTAATAATTTATATTATGAAATTACAACAACTTTTTACAGTAGAAATTGAAGATGATGATATGTTAGGATATATCAATAACATGCAAGATTGTGATGACTTAGAAAATTTTGATACTTTAGATGAAGTTCCAGATGAACTAATTTATTATATGCTTGATAGATACCTTGTATTTGAAGAAATCTTCTATGAGGAATATACTTATGAACCTCTTGACATTACAATTGTAAAATAATGGACATATTAAATGCAAGACCCGAAGACATGAGCTTCGAGGAATATAAAGATCAACTTAAGTTTCAAAAAGCCTGGATTAAAAATCATAAACAAGGCAGATTGTTTTATTTAGCATCAGAAATTTTATATGTTCCGGAAGATACAACAAGACGTTTTGGATATCCTCAAACTTATTCTGGATATATTGGCAACACTGCTGAATTAAAATATCCAATATAATGACGAAGATTAGTGCAAAAATAGTTGCGGATAGTATAGATGTACGAGGGAATCGAATTACCTCGTACATTCTTACTTATCCAAGAATGATCCATGCAGAAGTTATGACGCATAGGATGTTTAGCAGAAATGCAGCAAGCTCACGAGCTATACCATTTGACCGAATGATTAAAATGATTAAAGAAGATCCTTTCATTCCAATTGCATGGCAAGAAGATCATCCTGGAATGCAAGGTGTTAAATATTTAGATCCAGGCTTTGCTATGCAAGCGAAACAAGAATGGTTAATAGCTCGTGATAATGCCGTACTTATGGCAGAACAAATGAGCATAAATACTCATGTTACAAAACAACTTTGTAACCGATTAGTTGAGCCATTTATGTGGTATACTTGTTTAGTTACTGCAACTGAATATTATAATTTCTTTGACCTTCGCTCACCGAAATATCAATTTCCTTTATTTGGAGATAGAATATTTAAAAGTAAAATTGATGTTACAAAAGAAACTCATTTTTCAAATTCTTTATCTGATATTGATTGGTTATTAGCTAGTAAATCAGGAGCAGAAATACATATTCAAGCATTAGCGGAAGCAATGTGGGATGCTCATAATGAATCTCGGCCTCAATTACTAGAACCAGGAGAATGGCATATTCCTTTTGGTGATAAAATGAATTCAGAAAGTATTGCACAAGCAATTGGATTTAAAACATCAGATTATGATTGGTATAATAAAGAATTGTGGAGTAGAATTAAAATTGCTACTGCTCGTGCTGCCCGATTATCGTATTTAACTTTTGATGGTGAAATTAATTATCAAAAAGATATTAAATTACATGATGATTTATTTACAAATAAACATATGTCGCCATTTGAACATGCTGCACAATGTATGTCTGAATTACAATATTTTTCATTTGTTAAAGGAGAATATCCTACAACTGAAGACCAATGGGGTATTGTTAATTATGAAAAGTATCCTATTATTAAAAAACCTATGTTTGAGAATGAAATAATTGGAGAAAATCCAAATAATGGAAATTTGCATGGATGGTGTAATAATTTTAGAGGATTTATTCCTTATAGATATATAATTGAAAATTCAAAAAATAATATCAATGAATAAAAACGATTTCAAGCTATGTTAGAATCAGGATTAAAAGCTGATAGATATAATGAAGGAAAACCTAAATGGTCTTTAGTTCATTATGAAAGTCTAGTTCCAATGATTCGAGTTCTTGAATATGGCTGTCTAAAATATGCTCCATTTAATTGGCAAAAACCAATGGATACAATGGAAATTCTAGAATCAATGCAAAGACATTTAGCTGCATTATTTGATGGAGAAATCTATGATAGTGAATCAGGAGTTTCTCATATGGGTCATATTCAATGTAATGCAATGTTTTATAATTATCACATGAACAAAAAGAATAGCAATGAATAGTTACATATTAGTTGAATGGCCAGAAGTTCAAGACTTAATGGAAGAATCATGGTTTAACGATGAAGCTATATTAAATGTTTGGATGCCTAGTGCTTATTTTATTCCTGAAAATCGAATTATAAATAATCAATACATTTTAGAAAAATGTGAAGAATTAGCTAAACAACTTGAATCAACTGAAGAAGATGAAACTTATATTTATGAAGAATGGGAATCAGGAAATCCGTTTGAAGGAGGCATGAATGTCTTTGAATCTATTCTAAATCTAAAACTTACTTTATAATGAAGTGCAAAGCGAAATTTAAATTTAATGGAGGAAATCCAGTAATGTTGTGCTCACATTGTAGTACAATTATTAAATATTCAAATGTTTTTACTGAGGATGAGTGGTTGGCTGCTAAAGGAGAGAAGAAAATTCCAGGAGAACTTTGTGATTCTTGTGAAGAAAAACGATTATACAAAAATGAATAATAAGCAAAAAATTATATTATTGAAAGGTTTGCCCGCTAGTGGTAAATCAACTTGGGCAAAAGAATTTTGTTTTAGAAATCCAACTTATATTAGGATTAATAAAGACGATATTAGGGATTTATTAGGAAGTCCAGTATTTAATAACAAATTTGAAGATGCAGTATTAGATATTCAACGCAAAATGGGAATTACTATCCTTGACACTGGAAAATCAATTGTTATTGATGATACGAATTTTGCGAAAAAACACTATACTTTTTGGAGCCAAATTGCCTCCGCAAGGGGAATAATAATTGATGTAATAAACTTTGATGTTCCAGTCGAAGAATGTATCGAGCGAGATTCCAAGCGTGTCAAACCGGTTGGAAAAGCCGCTATTTTGAACATGTATCAAAAATACATTCTAAATAATGAATAATAATTTTAATCTCAAAATAGATGAATAAAGAATTAATACAACGTTTATTAGCTTCGAATACAGTAACATCACAAGATTTAAATGAATTTATTTCTCAATATACTTTTAGTAAGTTAAATCGACATATTACAGGTGAAGAATTACAAGGAATAAGTCAATTGATTCAGATGGGTATGTTTAATCTTAGATATGCAGTTATAGAAGCTGCTACTGATTTAAAATTAAATGTTATGTCTGCATTTGATAAAAATGGAAATATTCTTAAAACATATGTTTATGAAGATTTTCCTGAAAAGAAAATTGAAGACTAATAGAAAAGGGGAACTTACATCATTTGATGTGGGTTCCCCTATTTTTTTTTTCTTATTTTTGTATTTTATCTTAGATTTTATTTATACTTTTGTAGATTAAATAATTAAAAATAATTCTATGGAAAATACATTCGCATCATTTAAACCTATAACATTAAATCCTAATCCTTCTAAAGAAGAAATTCAGCAAGAATACTTTAATAGTAATAATGATTACTTAGATAAAGATATTAGCAGTATATTAGGAATAAGTTTATCTCCTGCAACTTCTGCAACTCCTGCTCCTCAAGAAATTAAATCTGAAAAGAAATATAATATTAGGGAGTTATTAGATGAAAATCCTCCGGAAACATTAACTGCTTCTGTTAAGTCTAAAAATACTTCTATAAAGCCTAAAAATAAAAAAGAATTTCTTCAAATATATTCTCCAATGGCAGAAGAAGCATCTAAAAAACTAAATATTCCTAAAGACTATTTATTAGCTCAAATTGCTTTAGAAACCGGATGAGGTGAACATACTCCTGGTAATAATGTTGGAGGTATAAAAGCATTTGCTTCCTGAAAAGGACCTAAACAAATCCTTAAAACTAAAGAGAAAGGAAAAAATGGTTTAGAAGATAGAATGGAACCATTTAGAATGTATAATTCAATAGAAGAAGGTTTTGCAGATTATGTTAATTTATTATCAACTAGTAATAAATTTAAAAGTATCGTGGGAATTTCAGATCCATATCAAGCTGCTCAAATTATTGGAAAAAGTGGATATGCCACTGGAGATAACTATGGTACAATAATACAAAATCTAATAAAAGAAGTTCAACAAATCTAATGTTTATAAAATAAGATACCCCTCTACTGCTTAATTGCGGTAGAGGGGTATTTTTTTTTGATTACTTCTTAAACACTTCAGCAGCACCAATATTTCTTGTCATAACATCCATAATTTCTCTATCTCCAGAGATAGAATCTCATATATCTGTTGACATTTTTTTACTTCAAGATAAGAAGACAGGTTCTGTATTAACAGCTCCTAACGTACTTTGTCATACATTATATTCATTTAAAACTTTATTATTAACTCTTCCTGTTAAATTTAATAATGAACCTGATAAACCGTCAGTACCTTTTTCTGCAATTAATTGATCTATTATAGCTTTCATAATACCAAGCATTATAAAAATTAATCCAGCATCAGCTAAAGCAAATAAAGCACGTCTATTTCTTTCTTCACTATTTTTAATATGAGTAAAATCCAATTTTACAACATCACGTAATGTTCCTACTACAGAATACCAAAGTCCTTCATATGGAGAACCTTCTCATTTCATTACTGGATCTCCTGTATCTTGATCAGTAGTTTCAGTTGTAATTGTTCCATCATCATGTTCAACTGTTTTAAAGTATTGTAATACTTTTTTACCATCAACAATTAAATAGTCTTGTACAACTTTACCCATAGGACTTTCATCTCTATGTTGTTCATCAATAGGTTTAGCAAATCACATTTTCATTTTTCCAGGCCAAAATTGCATAAATTGTAATCAGGTCATTCCTCATCACGTATTATTAGCTTGAGATTGAGCATCTTTATCATAATAACCATATGCCATATCAGTAAAGGATTTCATACTTGTTCTCTCCGTTTCTGAATATGCTTTATTAATTATATCTTTTTCTGAAAAAGTATCTTTACCATATTCTTTATTTAGCATATTTTGTAATAACAAATATCTTTGACGTTGTTGATTATATTTAACATCATTAGTTGATGCGATAAATTCATTTCCTTTTTGATATTTGTCTCGATTTTTAAAATAATATTCAAAACGTTTATCTTTTGTTGGATCATAAGTAAATACTCCATCAACTAATGAATGAGCTTCATAACTTCCATCATGAATCATTTTAGCAAGAAAAATCGATAATCTATTATAATAATCAGGAATTGTATTACACATATATAAATATCGACCTGTTCCTCTAAGCATACCTCGTCTATCAGATTGAGATTTTTTTGCAATAGTATTAACGTCCATATTGGCAAATCTATAATATCTATTTAAATCATCAATTAAATTAAATTCAGATGAAAACTTATTATCAATAGTCATTAACTTGTGATAAGCTTTAGTTAAATCGCCAATTGTAAATTGATCTTTTCCATAAATTTGAGTAGCAGCTAAAGATATTCCTTTAAATACTCCAATAGTCATTTCTTTTACTAAAGATGTTATTTTGAAACCTAACATAGCAGGAGTTGAAATTGCTTTAACTAAACCGGCTACTTTAGCAAAATCTTTAAACTCTTCATCAATAACTGGTTCATCAAAAATAGATAATTTCATTTGATTAGTAATATACTCTAATTGATTGGAGATATCTTCATTATTTTTACCGGCTGATAATTTCATCCATCATATAAAAGAATTAATGATTGGAAGTTTTTTATCATATTCATTTTTTCTAATTTTACTAAAAGCAATTCGATGTGCAATAGTATCTAAATTTCATTCAAAATAATTTATTGAATGTTTTTCAATACCTTTAGCTACATACTCAGGAGTTTGTCTAGCATATACATCATACATTTCATAAAATCCTAAATTTTGAGCCTCCAAAGCTGCCAAATCATCTTTAGTTAATTCACGATTATCAATATAATCATTAAATTCATGAAAATATGATGATAATTTTTCTTTTCAAAGTTTTCCTGGAGTAGTAAAGATATCACCAAATCTAGTAACTTCTTCTCTTCTAATTAATGGCATTCTAAAATATTCTTCACTTTCTAAAGCATCTTTTATTTTATTATTAGTCATTAATGATTTTATATTTTTACTATCTAACTTTGCAATTTCTGAATCTGGAATTTGTAATTTATGTGCATTTATAATTAACAATAAATTTTGTAGGTATTCTCGCTCATGATCCTCTAATGCATTAAGATTATCTAACACATAAGGATTTTTAGTTCTAAATTCTTTAGATACTTTTTGATTTATATCATGTAATCATAAATTTTCATGCTTTGTTTGAGTTTCACCAATAATATTACGAGAAAATCCACTGAAATTAATTTCTTTATAGAATTTTTTAGTATTTCAAGCAATTTGTTCTGATGCCTTCAACATTTTTTCTCCAATATGTTGATTTGTCATAGCCATAATTTTATTAATACTATGTAAATCTTTTGATGCTACTCAATCTGGAGTAGTTCATAACAATCCCTGAGTAATTCCTTGAATACGTTGACGTTCTTTATTATATTTTTCCTGATGATCACTAAATAATACGGCAATTAAACTTTTGAAATCAGAAAAACCTAAACTATATTTAGACATTCGTTGATAATCATCAGCAAATTCCATTTGACCTTTTGAAGCAATAACTACTTGTAAAAGTGCAATTAGTACTTCTTTTGGATCATTGAAATCAACTACTCCTTTCATTGTTTTATCTCGATATCCAACAAATCCAGGGGAATTAAACAACTCTCTTTGAACTTCAATTAAAGCTTCTACATCTAATAAATCTAAATTTGTATCACTAATATTTTTAAAAACTCTTTCAACATCTTCTTTATTTGTTCCATTAAAATTTCTTAAATTAGTAGTTAAGTTATATAAAGCAATATCCTCAATTGAAGCTACATTTTTTTCACTTAATTTTAATTCTTTTCTTAATGATTCTTTTAAAGACATTTGTTCTTTAAATTCAACAAACTTACTAAAACAATTTTTAGGATAAGTTTGCATATTTAATGGATTATAAATTATAATTTGTGCTATTTTATCATTTTTAACAGAAACATCTGATGTAGGAATTAATATATCTTTAAATTCATTTAAAAATAAAAAAGTTTTTAAAAATTCTAAATCTCCATATGTTTTTCCATCAATATGACTTGATGCATCAAATTGATTTATAGATAAACTAATAACATTAATGTTTCCATTTAATTTATTTTTTAAAACAACTAAACCAAAAGCAATTGCTTCAGGAATTTCAGTTACTACATCTCAATCATCATTTAAATATTCGGTTAATAAATGATTGATAGTTAAATCCTTTTGTAAATCATATGAATTTGTTTTAACTGGAATTTTACTTTTAATAGCTGATATAATAGCATCCTTTAAAATAGAGACATTTCGATTAGTTTGAGTTTTTACATGGTCAACATATAATTTAATTTTTTTTCTAAACTCTTCTTCTGTATCCGATTCAATATAACCTTTTTTTAATCCTGAAATTCCCTCAAAGTTATTTCATTTAATCCATTTCTTGTCTTTTTCATAACGTTTTCTTGCATTTTCTACAATTTTTTCTACATCAAAATCTTCAAGTCCTGTTTCTATTTTATATTGATTTCCAAGTAAATCAGATAATTGCCCTTTTAATTTATATTCTCTATCTGGATTATAATCTGCAATTACTTTTCTAGGAATGAGTTTATTTGCTTTTTGAGTTATTGCTCCAGTTGAATTTAAACCACTATTATTTTCAGTTCCTCTATCTACAATCTTTTCAACACTTATACTACCTGGATTTCCAAGAGTTTCTAAATGTATAGGAATTACATATAATCGAGTTTGATCTATATTAATATGTAATCCTAATAATTGTCTATATAAAGCTAATTGTCAATCTAAAGTTAACTTTTTAGCTGTATCTCATTTCTGATATTTAGTTTTAGAAATTTTAATTTCAAATATATGTGCATTTCCTGATGTATCAACAGCTACTAAGTCAAGTTTTCCTTTTAATCCTCTTTTTCCACTTGAAATCTTTGAATCCTCACCTCAAATATCAATTGGTGTTTTAAATTTATCTCCATCAGTCATTATCATAATTTCACTAATAAGATACCCTTGTCCTTGAACCTGAGAAATAACATTTGTTACTATTTCATTAATCTTTTTAGTTCAATCATTTGTAGAATAGTTACCAAGTAATTCTGAGTTTGCTGGATCAGATAAAAATCGATCAATAAGTTTACTATATTCTTTATCTTGTATTTTTAAAGAAATAATATTATGTAAAAATGTACCAAAATCCTTTGTCTTTTCTTCGATTTCTCGAATATTATAATATTCATTTAAAAGAGTTATTAATCTACTTAAAGGAATATTTTTTAATTCATCAAAAGTTGAAATGTATTCTAGTAATTTTTCATCATATTTTAATCCGGATATGTTTTCTGTTGGAGAAATATTTTGAACTCGGTCTAAGTTTTCTTTTATAAAATAGTAAACTCTATTTTTTTCAATAATTTCTGGAGCTAAAATTCCTTTTTCTTTTGTTTCAATTCCTAAAGAATTATATAAACCTGGATGTGGAGTTGTAATAAACTCTGTTACGATTTCATTGTCAGAGGCAGTATAATCTGAAACTTTAACTACATTTAAAATCTTATTAATTGTACTTTTTTGAATCTCTTCTTTACTATAAATTTTATCATTTTTTAATTGATAGTTGGCTTCAAAAAATTTAGTAATTAAAGTTTGTATGTCGTTTATCTTTTCTCCATCTTTGTAATAATAGCAATTTGTCATTTTATGAACAATTTAAAGTTATGTTATTTTCATTTAATCAAGTTCTCATAGCTGGTTCTGTTACAATTAGACTCAAGTTATATAAAGCATGACTAGAATCTCCTTTTGGTATATCAAATAAATCCATTAAAGGAGTATTTAATAATTCTACTGGATTTTCAGTATTATCTATTTCATATAATGGATTTACATCAGTTATAATACTTTTTAATCCATTTACAAAAGTTTGAAGATTCTCAAAGTTTTTAATAAAATCTTCTTTATTAGCAATTTTTGCAGATACAAATTTAACAAATATTTCTTCAGCTTCAGTAACATTGATACTATCTATATCAGTAAGATTTAGTGTTGAATCTTGTAAAACTGATTTAATAAAATCATTATAAATTTCAGGATGTTTATAGCGTAATGGGATTAAAAATACATGTAAAAACTCATGAATTACATCTTCCGTTGTTCCAATTTTATCACTAATTAAAATTGATAAATTTTGTTCTCCATTTTCATCTATGGACGAAATAGCAGCATGTTGACCTTCCGTAAATATAGATGAATGCGAAATTAATTTAATTGGAATGTTTAAGTCTTTAGTATATTGCTTAAATGAATCAATTAATAAATTAATAGCTTTATTTGTTTTAGTTCGATTTTCTACTTTATTTTCAACTAATTTATTGGCTTCTTTAAAAGCTGGTTTTATTTTTGTATTACCTACTTGTAAATATAATTTTGCTATTCTTTCTTTCAATAATTCCTCTGCGGATAACGTTATTTCATGTGTAATTATTTTACCTTCAGGCGAGAATTTATTAAGATGTGCTTTAACAATATCTCCATCTACACTTATAATTCGATAAATGTTTCTATCAATTCAATCTTTATTAGTTTTATGTTGTAGTGCAAAATAAGTTCCAGGTTGAATAATATTTAAATCTGATTTTGTTTGAAAATCTAATTTAGCAAATCCAGGAATTACTACTAAAGATGTTAAATTACGTTCATATAAATTAGATTCTTGACCTTGTAAAGCTTCTCTTCTAACAAAGATCTTTGAATTAGATTTTTGATTTAAAACTTTTAATAATTCTTTTGTAAAATCTAAATCATCACTATTTATATGATTAATATCTTTATATTGTCCAATATTTAGATAATTTCCTGGTAATATAGAAGCTGAAGCTCTAGCTTCTTCTGATAAAGTCTTTGGAATAACATAACGTACTTCTACTTCTCATTTAGAATCTTCAATGGCTTCTTTAAATTCTACTTTTCAACTATTAGCTCTTGTTGTAAATAAAGTATAGTTTGAAGTAATATTTCGATTTGTAAAGAATTGTAAATCTGATTTATTTTCTTTAATATAATCCATTGATTTAATAACTCTATCACTTAGATTTTCATCATATGTTAGAATTTTTTTATCGGATAAAACTTCACCAAATCGTTTCTTTCCATTATCTGTAAATGTAAAAAAGTCTCCTTCTTGTGCTAATGTTGAATCTTGAAATGATGACATTGTTGCAGCAGAACGTCCTAAATTTTCTGATTCTTTTTTTATTTGTCTAATATCAGTATCTGTTAAATGTCGAATACTATTTCTAATACCTTGTAAGCCTTCTTTTGGAAAAGCTTTAATTATATAATGATTTTTTTTGACATCTTCTACATAAGAATATACATTATTTGCATCAACAAATAAAATACTTTTATAGAATTTATGTGTTTTTCCTTGATATAAAAATAAATCTCCAGCAGTTAAATCATTACTATTATTAACTTCAGCAAAAGATTTATAATTATCAGTTTTTGATCTTTCTTCGGCTTTAATTAATTCAAGTAATTTATATGATGTGAATGATCTTATTTTAGAATAATATATATGTTCAGATTTTGTTACTTTTCCAGATGTTTTTTCCACGGTTAATTGACCAGGATAAATACCTAAAAGTAAATCATTTCCAACAGTATCACCTTTACTTAAAAAAGGTTTTATAATTTTATGACTTAAAGGAGTATCTAATTTAATATGAGCTCCTTCTAATTTTAAAACTGATTGTCCTGATTCTCCTATTCTATATTCTGCAATTGGCTCTTCTCTCTTACGAAAAGTAAGTTCCCCAGCTTTAAATGTGTTGTTAACATATTTAATTTCTCCAAATGAATTTTTAATAACTCCATAAATTGCAACTTGATTATTGGGACGTTTATATATACCTGTAACTAAACCATATGTTCCTTCTGAACCTTCCGGAAATTTTACAATATCTTTATTTACAATAATATTTTCAAGAGCATTTTCATATAAATTATCGAAAATTGTTTCAGATGGAGCAAAATACATATTTTTATTAGTAGTTTCTAATTCAAAGAAAGAAAGTTGTCTTTCCTTAAATTCTTTTTCTACTTGTAATTCATTTTCTACAAACTGAATATCTTGTAATTGTTTAAATAAATTATCTTTTCCATATGAATTAGGATGTAGTTGTCAAAATAATGATTTTATAGCCTTAATAAGTCCTACTGTATCTGGATTAATTGTTTTAGCTACTAATGTTAAAATCTGATTAATTTGAGATACAGTTTTTGCATCTGTAGCTTTAGTCAACATTTTTTCAAACGTAGATGGAATAATTTTATTTTCTACAATTGTGCCACGAAAAAAAGTTTGAATATCAAATGTATTTATATCAAAAGTCTTATCTTCTTTTAAAATACTTACTAAACTTTCAATATTTACTTTAGTAGCTTCTCTTTTAAATAATCCTAAAAATAAAGATAAATCATCATCTGTTTCATAAATAACAACATCATCAGTACTTCAAGCTTTTCCTATAAATGAATCATTTACTGAATATAATAAATGCGAATCATTATTTTTAAAATGTTTTACATTTAACGTAGATAATAATAATTGAAGATTTTCTGTAATTTCTGTATTAAAATAATTTTGTAAATTTTCTAAATTTTTAGATTTAATTCTATCTTTTTCTTCTTTTAATGTTGTTGTTCCTAAAACTCCGACAACACCTAAGCCTTTAAAATAATTTAAATCTCTTTTCTTTAATAACTTTGCTTTTAAACTTTTAACCTTCTCATTTACTTCGCCTTTCTTTGTTCCCTCTCAAATATAATTTTTAATAGCTTGTTCAATATTTGCATACGTGCCCGATTCTATTATTAATTTATTAACAGTTTGATATAGATTATCAATTTCAGAACTTTTTTTAATTATATTTTTAAGAACTGTTTGATGTATTTTAAAAGAGGTTTCTTCAGTAATTAAATCTGCCAATTTGGCTAATATTTTATCTTTTTTCTCAACGTTTTCTTCTGCATTATAGCTATTGAAAAGCTCATCTATTTTTGGATTTTGTCCATCAAGATTATTAAAACTAGTGGAGAGTTCTATGACATCTCCACTAGGTAATTTTAACAAATATTTACATTTTGCCATAATTTAACATTCAAATTTAATTATAAATCCTTTACTTTTAATCAATTGAATTACTTCATGTAATTCTGCTCATCCTTTTTTAACTTCCGGGGTTTCTGTCATAGAGGTAACAATTACGAAATCTCCATTACTAGAATTTAACTCACTTCCTAAACCTTTGATTGCTAAGGAACCTTGTTTATGTAAAGAATAAAAAAGTAAATCATTTTCTAATTCTGTTTTTATTTTTTTTCTAAGTTCTAATATTTTTAATTTATCTTCATTTCGTTGAGCAAGTAAGTACTCTGGATCGCGAGATAATTCTTTTTCCAAATCATATAAATTTAATTCTCCACTATCAATTTTAGAAGAAAACATTACATAATCATAACCTAAAGAATCTTCTTCTTTAATATAATCCTCAAATAATGGAGTTAAACGTAATGCACCATAACGCTCATTATTTAATGTTAGATTATAGATATAAAATAAATCTCTTCATTTTACTAAATTATTTTGTGTATTTTTTACTAATGTATTTGTATCATGAGAAATATCTAATTCATTAAAAGCTTTTATTAATTTCTGTGCTTTGTCTTTAGTTACAGCATTATTAATAGCACTTAAAGGAAATGTTGATGTAATACCTTGAGTTTTAATTCCTAAAATATTTCTAATATTAGTTTGAACTTTTAACGAATCTAATAATATATTAGATTTAGTTTGTAACATTGGAAGTAAAATACTTTCCATTAATCGCTTAAAGTTTGCAATTCCAAAATTAGTATCTAATGTAATAATAGTATTTTCTGTATCAGTTTCATTAACTAATATTGAATTATCATTTATATACTTGGCATTTCGAGCGTTATCAGATGTATATACTCTAAAATTATTTATTTTAGTTAACCCAGCATCAAAGTTCATACTATTTACTTTTCGTAATAATTCAGTAACATTAAATGAATACTTTTTCAGTTCATCAGTTTTTAATCATTCACTAATTAATCTAATATCAATTCCTGCTAATCCTTTTGAAATAATATTATCAGTAATTTTTGGATAAAATGATGGATTGCCAAATTGATTTACAATATTTGAAGAATTAGATACTATTCGATGAGAATTTTCACGAATTGTAGTTTTAATTAACGAAAACGCTGTATTATATTTAACAGATGATTTTAATAAAATCTCATGTGTTAATGCTAATCCATTAATCATTTCTCTAAAATGAGGCAAATCATCTATTACATCAAATATATTAAAAGTACTTTTTATTAAATTATAATACTCTTTAGTAGCTTCTCTATACAGAACATTTTCAGGTTTAAAATAGATTTGAAAATCAAAATTTCCTCCAATAATATTTAACTGGCCTGCTTTTAATAAAGTCTTTTTTACATAAGCTACATCAAGACTTGCATCTAAAGAAGTATTATATTTAAAAATTAATCCAATTAATTTATCTAATTTAGTATTAGCTTCTGCTACTTTAACTAAATCTTTTGAATCCTTATTATTCATTCAAAAATTTAAATCAGCAACGTTATTTGAAAATACATGATTTTCTCTTGCATAAACCGCTGTTTCAAAGTTAGATAAATATTTGTTAATTTCTTGAATATTTGCTGATGTTTTTTGGTTAACAGATAAAAATTTAGCTAATACTTTAACTTCTTGTGCCCCTTGAAAAATTTCTTTTAATGTTTTAGCATTTTGGACCTTTTCAGGATTTTCATCACCGTATTCTTTAATCAATTTAGTAAAAATAGTAGCTACTACTGGTTTTTTAGGATTAAAAAAAGCATTTACTTCCAATGCATCAATAACATCTTCCATAACATCATTAGTCATAATATTTGCAACTTGTGTAGGAGTAAATCCAAGAATCATCAAATAAATATGCATAGATGCTAATTCAACATTTGCATTAATTTTAGCCATAAGTAACTCTTTTGCATTATCGGTAGCAGCACTAGTAAAACCAGATAAAGCTAAGGCAGCATTAGTTCTTCTTAATTCAAAATCTCCAATAGATTTTTGTAAAGATGTAATTTGTTTTTGTTGAATATTCACATCCGCAATCATTCCAAGTTTATAAGGTGTTACTACACCGTTATTAATAAAATTGAATTGTTTTGAAAATGTTTTATTACTCTGTCGTAAAGCATCAGCTTTATTTTCAAAGAAGTTATTAAAATAACTATTATAATATGTACTTAATGCAAAAAATGCTTTTAATCCATTTGCTGCAATACCTACATCATCTTTACCAACTGCAGCATCTCGTTGTTGTTTATACATACTAAACATATCATACATAGATAAAATCGTTGGAGGTTTAGTCTTTTTACTTAAAGCTTCTTTAGCAGCTTGGTGCCAATCATCAATATTAATTGGTGTATTTGCTAATAAATAATTACTTGGTGATGAAATAACTTGTTTAATTGTGGACGCTGTAAGATTTTTTAATGATTCATTATTATATAAATGTTTTTTATTTTTATTAAAATTGTTTAATATAACAACAAATCCTTTTAATAACTCTTCATTGCCATTAATTGAAATTCCTGTAGTAATAGGAGGATGATTTTTTTCTGATAATTGTTTAACATTTACATTATTAATTTTTCGCAAAATTGTATTCAAAACTTTTAATTGTTCTGCTGAAAATTCATTAAATGCTAATGAAGGATTAGCATAAAATTTAATAAAATCCTCTGTTAAATCTAGCCCTCCTTCAACTAATTCTACAATTGTAGCATTTGGTAAAGGTAGTTTTTCTAACTCATGTAATTGTTCAATAGATGAATAATTATCAATAGATCCTCAGGTATTAAATTGTCCATTACCTGAGAAACTACTTCCTAAAATATATGCTTTATCAATATCAAAGTCAGAACCTTGTAATCAAATTTGTCAGATAGATACATAAGCATCATTTGATTTCGTTTTAAGGTATGCTACATTTTTCATTTCCATAAACGATTGCATAGATTGTGATGGAATACGAGCAGCTACAAATTCATGAGATTTTTCTCAAGAGGCATACATTTTTTTACCTAATTGAGAAATAATACTATTTTTATTTAACAAAAATCATTTATCCTTTATAGATTTATCTCCAATAGAATAACCAGAAAACTTTGAAAACTCCTGTAAAGTTAAACTATTAAAACTAATTCGTCTAGATTTAAATGATGGGGCAGCTACTTTTTCAGTTTTTCTTTCTGCTATTTTTGCAGCTGTTTCTGTATCCTCTACTTCTTCAAACAAATCAAATTTGTTATTCATTAAAGGAATAAAACTTCTAATATTTCCTTTAAATGATTTAATTAAATCTTTTAAATTTTGATCAAAATCTTTAACTTTATTAGTATGAGTTTCTTTTCCTAATTTAAATGATGCAACTGCTTTAATATAAATAACTTCTTTTCCATTTTCCATCCTTATACTTACATTTTTAGTATCAGGGATTGTATATAGAATCTCTCCTTTTTGATTTCTTCTAACAAAACGTTGATTAACTCCATCCTCTTCCATTGGATGTTCTAGAGTAATATTTAAACTATAATCATTTCCAGGAAGATTATCAGTGTATTTAACATATATTGGAGAATCATAATTGTTTAAATATAATTTAATATCAGCAACTGTACTATCATCATGAAAATCTTTTTCTAATAATTTCTCAAAATATGCAGAACCTTGCTGTTTAATTTCATACATTGAATCCTCAAAGTTACGATTAAATTTAGATTGATAAATATCTCCTAAAATTAATTCAGCTGCATTAAATTTATAATTTGTAATTAATGAACTATTAGAATCATCATATAATTGTTGCACATCAGAAAATATTGCATTGAAATTATCAGTTTTAAATAAACCTACTTTATTATTAAATTTGGTTGTAATATCAACAGGATTCATTACTCTATTAGTTTCTAATAACTCTAAGTTTCTTTGAGTCCATTTATTTAATAAAGTGTTTAATAATTTAGCTGTTTCTTCTAATTTAGTAGTTAAACTAATAAATAAATCAAATCCTGTAAAATCTTTAAAGAAATTAGATAAAATAATATAATCTGTAGATGTTTGATCAATTACTTTTCTATTTTTTAAATCATCAATAATTTCATTTAATTTATATCTTAAACGTACAGAATCAAAGTCAAATACATTTTTTTGAATTCCATTAACTACATATGTAATTTCAGAAGGTTTTAAATCTCTTGGTTTATTTATAATTTTAGTTATTGGTTCACTAGTTTTAGTTCCTTTATATTTATAATATAATCCAGGATTAAATAATGTTTTAATCATTACACGATCTACAATTGAATTCATCATGTCCTTACTTTGTTCTGCAGTCATATAATCTCATGCTTCTCCTAATTTTTCTTGCTCAACTTCAATTTCTGCTTGTAATTCCGGAGTCATTTCTAATTGAATAGTATCTCCTAATTGAATTTTATCTCAAGTAGTAGGTAAAGGTTGTAATAAATTACTAATATAATTAGTAATAATATCATCATTTGTTGTTAATCCTAAAGTTTTATCATAGTTATTAAGTGCTTCTTTAGCTAAATCTCCTTGTGTAACAATTCTTGTTGTTCCATCAGCTTGAGGAATATCATATAATTGAATAATTCCATGTGAAGGAATAAGTACGGCTCCAGTACCTGAATAGTAACGAGTTATAAATTCATTATTCATTCGAGTAATTACATCACGTACAAAAGCGACAAAGAAATTTTGATTACTAAATGGAATATTTACATCATCTTTAAATGATTCTACTAATATCTTAGCAATTGTATCTCCTTTAGAATTAGAAATTGTTTTCACAAACTTATCAGAAAGATACTTGTACAAATCGGAATTATTTATATTTTCAGAATTTGCTAAGTATTTTAGATATGGACGCATTGCGTTTTCAATTACATTTGCAATGTTTTGATATGCTTCTAAAGCTAAATAAGATGTAGATGCATTTTGTGCTAATGCCGAAATTACCTGAGTAACCTCCTTAATTTGAGACTCATTTGCTTCATGGGTTGCATCTAACTGTGGACCCATCATTCTATTTTCAAATGTAAAATAAGCTAAATTCTTATCATTGGTTCATGAATCTTTACTATTTACATTAGTTCCTCCAGCTTTTAATGCAGAAAGATTAGAAATAATATGAATCATTTTATCTTTTAAAGAATAGGCTCCACTGTTATCTTTAGTAGTTATAAGTTTATATAATAAATCATTTGAACCTTCATTAAAATCTCCATGTTCATTTGTAGAATGTTGTGCTCCAAATAGTTTTCACAAATCGAAGAGTGTTTCAAAATTTCCCCTAATAATATTAGGTTCTAATAATCATTGATTGTTAACTTTTTTAGAAACAATCATTTCATAAGAATTATTCTTTATAGTTAATTTATTAATTTTAAATAAATCTCCTAAATGATTATAATAAAAATCATCTAATGATTGTTCAAAAGAAAATTTTAAATCCTTTATGAGTATACTTCCTAAAACTTGTTTTTGTTTATTATAAAAATTAATATTTGAACGTCTAGAATTTAATATATTTGCATTATTAATTTCACTTTCAGCATCTTTTTTAACAACAACTCCATGTTTTGTAATTAATGATCCAAACTGTTTTTTAGTTCCTTCATATCCTTTGGCAGGAAATGAATTATCTAACATTAAGTTATAAATATAAGGAATAAAAGTAGAACCATCATGTACGTCTTGTTTATGAGTATCTCCTGATAAATTATACAGCATATCTTGATGATCATCAATTGCAGCCATATTTACATTCTCGGGAATACCCATTGCTGATTTTCTTACAGGAACTTCAATTGTAGCAGTATATAAAACATTACGCTTAGCCATACTAATCATACGACCACTCATTTCTTTTTCATAATCGACCCAATTTACTTCCTTTGAATCACCTCTATATAATAGATTTTCTTTTAATTTATGAGGATGCATATATTCACCTTTTGCAGAAATAAACATATATTCATTTCTCATTAAAGCGTTTAATCACATCCATTTTTTTAAAAGTGGATTAATTCCATTAGCTCCTAATAAATCTCGATAATTAGTTTCAGTACCTTTTTTTGTAAATTCTTCTTTAGAAATTCCTAATTTCTTAATTATTTCTTCAAACTTTGGACTGCCCGCAAAAGTAATTTCTTTCCCTCCATTAACATTCTTATTAAATTCTTTAAACTTATTAATCATGTTTTCTTCCTGCAATTTAACAAATTCCCCAAATAATTTAGGATTATTAAATATCCTAAAGTTATCTACAAGTAATTGATTTAATCCATAGATTTGTTTAAATTTACCAGTTGTTTCGTCTTTTATAAAGTATTTAGAATAATGAAGTTCTTCGGTTAAATTAATTCCTAATTGAGAAGCTTTTTGAGATAAACTACGCACATTAATTTTATTAAGTGCTTCATTAATTTTTTTAATATTCTCTTCAGGTACCGTTTTCATAGACAATTTTATACCTAACAATTTTTCATAATCGTCAAATACTTTAAATAAAGTATCTTTGTAATATGTTTGACCTTGATCTTGTACATATTTTAATATTTTTGTAACAGGCATTTGAATTAATGGCGTATTTCCATCTAATTTAATTAATCCATTAATAATCTTTGTAAGAATAGTATTTTTATCAGAATAGTTTCCTAACATTATAGAAAATCTATTATTGTCTAAAATATTCTGTAAGAAATCAAATTGAAAATCCGATGTAAAGTTTTCAGAAACATTAAATTTAGTTGCACTTTTACCTCCATCTTCATTTGTTAATTCTAATTTAGTACCAGTTCCAAGAATTACACATGGAAATAAATTATTTTGCGAAGTGTTTTTCTCTAATGAGTATTGTTTTGTTAAAAGACTTCTAAAAGAAGTATTCTTAGCATTATCTAATTCAAAATTTCTTTGTAATTCAAATAATTCTGAATCTTTTTGAGTTAGTGTTGCAACTTTAAAAGTGGGAAGTTTTTTATTATCATAAGTAGTAATATTCATTACTGGTTTCATGATATAATTTAATAAATATGCATCAGTTACAGTTTTATAAACTGCATCATCTAATATATTTGGCATATATTTCGTAATAGATGCATCTCCTGAGATATTTTTAGTTGTCTCATCATCTAGTGCTTGAATAATACTATGATCTTTACCTAATTTATCAGTAAAGCTAATTAATCAATTCTCAAATTCTTTTTTACTTGTTGGTTTTAAAACTTGAATTAATTTGTCAAATCCTAAATATGAAATTTTAATTCCAGATTTTGATTTTATATAATTAACAATATTTACTTTATCTTTGATATTAATTTTACTTAAATCATTTTCATTAAAAGCATTTAATATATCCGATAATTCTTTTTTATAAATTTTTTCTTCAAATCTACTTGATTTAACTAATTTTGATAAATAGTTAAATGTTGTATTTTGTACAGCAATATTATTAAAGTTTTGACTATACATTTGATTAATAGTATATTCTCCTGTAAAATCATATCGTGAGTAAGAAGCACCAAAGTTATTATTAATAATTTGTGCAAACATTGTAATTAATGATTCCTTTGAATTTTTCTCTTTTTCTAAAATATTTAATTTATCAGAATTAATATACTTTTTTAAAGATAATGCAAATTCAAAATTCTTTTGAAATACATTTTCAAGAGGACCTATTGCATTTGGCTTATGTTGAATTGCTTTTTCAATTTCATCTAAATATCATAAAAGAACTTCCTTTGGATTTTCATTTAAATATCTAAACTTTAAAGATTTATCATGTTTTAAATGTACGCCATATATAGTTTCAAAATCACTTATCATAGCTGCAAATAGATAAAAATCTTTCATTTCCATTTGTATTCCAACATCTTTTCCCTCTTTATTTAAATAAGGAATAGTTGAAACTAACAATTTAACTAATTTACTTTCTGAATTTTCAGAACCTTCATCTTCATGACTATCGTTTTGCCAATATTCAGTTTTTAATCCTTGAATTTTTAAAGTATATTTATCTTCTTTATCTATACTACTTCTTAAATTATTAAATAAATTATAGTTGATATTAATAATTCCGGAAAATTGTTCCGCTAATACTGTGTCAAAATTAGACAGTAATATCCCGGCATTATAAGCATCAAAAATTTCTTCATTACTAATTGTATTTAAAGATAAATTAGGAATACCTCGTTTATTCGAGTAAGTCTTAATCAATTTAAATATCTTGCCTGAGAAAAAATACGCATCTAATAGGCCCATAACTCTTTGATAATAAGCATAATCTACAACATCATAGTGACTATTATACAAAGGTTTAACTTCTCCAACTAATACATTATTTTTAATTAAAAATTTCTGAATATCTTCAAATAACTCAGATTTTAATTTTGAAATATTATTTGTTATTTCACTATTATTTTGAACAAAGTTTATATCATCTTTACTTCCAATAAAAATAGAATTAAGGATTTTTTCAGTAGATATTCTTTCAAAATTTGATCGTACTAATGGTAAAGTATGAAATAGACTTGCTATATTTCCAGAAGAAAAATTCTGAGTAATATTACTTTTTGTATGTACTTCTTTTGAATCTAAATCTTTTACAAAACTAGATAATACTAATCCATAGGATTTAAGAACTGTATTAAACTGATTTTTAAATTCTTGTGAATTTACAAAGTATGTATCAAGAGAAAAGTCCCCCTCTAATCGGGGGACTTCTTCTTTCACATACAATTCTAAATTCTCTAAATTTCCGTCTTTGTTTTCGGAAAAATAGTCGTCAATAGCATTTATTATTTGACTGATGTAATCTATATTACATTTACTCATTGTAGTTTGTATTTATTAACATTTTTTTAGTAATTCTTGAATATCATTTCTAATAGATTTTAACTGTTTAGCTTCAGTAATTCCTGTAACTTGTTGTATATTATCACGAGTAATTACATTGTTTTCAATAGTAAATCCAAAACTATTAATAATGGCTTTTAATTTATTCTTTTCATCTGATTTTATAAAACTTTCAGATTCTAATAAAATCAATGAATCTGCAAAAATATCTTGAACTAAATCCTTTTTTAAATGTAATAAATTAGTTATAGCTGTTTTTATTACATCAGAAGAGTTTTTAAAATTACTTAACATAAAGTTATTAATAATTTCTTCAGTAGATATATCAATGATTGGAATATCTTCATCTATAGTGGAAACTACAACTTCTTCAGGAACTATAACTTCTTCTACTTCAGTTTCTTCAGTTTCTTCAGTTGGAGTTGTTTTAACTACTGGACCTGGAGTATTTTTAATAAGTTGAATAATATTTGATTTTAAAAATTCTTGTAAATCAAATAAAAGTCTCCCACTTTCAGGAGTAATTCCAATAAAAAACTTATCTCCAAAATTGTCTTCATTTCAACCATTTTCTCCACTAATAAAAGAATTTGCTTGAACTGGACCTCCAACAACTGCCGCAGGTTTAATTGGAATAGAATAATAGAATTTTTTAGATTTAATATGATTTAATAATTTTTCAATAATTCTAATCATTTCATTTCGACCTTCAGAAGCATTAAATTTTTCAAGCAATTCATCAGTAGAAAGATTCTTTGCAACCATTTGTGCCAATTCATTTGTAGCAGCTTCATCAATGATTTTTTCATACCCAAATAAATTAAAAAATGTTCAATGCCATCCTTTAATACCCTTTATATTTGCAAGTAATTCTTTCTTTGCATTTATAAAATCAAGTTTACCATCTTTAGTATGATTTTTAACAGATTTTTTAACTTCTGTTATAACACGACTAAATTCTGAATCTAAGCCTTTATCAGTTTTAAATCTACTAAACACTTCAAATACCGATGTGGTATTACCTGATACTTGATTTTCTAAACTAAATTCTATTTTTTTATTAAATAAATCTAATAAAGAACCTCCTTCTGCCTCTCCTGAGTCTTTAGTTTCTCAAAAGATTAAAGTATCTAAAATATCCGATCTATTTAAAAGAATTTCTGCTTTTGCATTTAAATCGTTGTCAAATACTTGACTTCCTTTTTTACCTTCCTTTGAAGCAACACTAATTTTATTAGCTCTTTCGTCTAAAATTTTGTCTACCTCTTTAGTTAAAGTAGTAATACTGCGTTTATTAGAGGTTATCGGAATTAATTTTGCATGAATAATATTTTCAGAACCTCCATCTAAATCATCTTTAAATGAAACAATAATATATGGTTTATTTTTTAGACCTGAATATGTAGTTTTCTTTCCTTTTTTATCCTCTTCTGTATATCCATAAAACATTCGACTCATAGTTTCTTCAGAACGTTCTGGCCCAAAAGTATATTTACTTAGTAAATTTTTAAAATCATTGTAATCATTTGGATAAAATTTGATATTGCTTACATGTAATCCAGGAAATTTTTCTTTTAAAGAAGCTAATGTATGAGGTGATGCAGTTTCAGGTAACTTTTCTAATCGAGTTCCTGTTATAAAACTTATGCTATTCGGATCTTCAATTTTAAGTTCAATAAAATTATTATCAGACTTTTCTAATTGGCTTTCTAATTCTATCCATCGTTTTTCAACCTCTTTAATATCAACATTATATTCTTTAGCTTTTTTGGCTATTTCTTCAAGAGTTGCAAAACTAGCTAAGGTAATATAATGTATTTTATTTCCATAAGTTAATTTAGCAGAAATATTAATAAATAAATCTCCATTTTTTAAAGTTTTTGTTTTATCAAATCCAATTTTACTATGAGTATTATTAATAGTTTCTTTATAAGTAGAAACAGTGATTACTCGTTCAACTTCAATATTCTCAAGTGAAGATGTATTAGGAAAAGCATATTTTATAAATTCATCAAATTCATTTGGAAGAATATATTCAACATTTTTATGCAAAAGATGATTTTTTAATTTTCCTCAACCATTTACAACTTCTTTTACTTCATCACCAGCTAATGATTTACTTACATTTAAATCAAATGGAGTATCACCAGGATTAACAATTAAAGAAGATTTATCATCAGATAATTCAGCTCCTGGATTATTATAAAAGCTATGAGCCATTATTTTAAATCCATCTTTTAAAGCATCGTTTTCTAATTTATTTTCTTCCGTGGAATTTTTATAAACTGTTCCTTTATCATAAGTTGGGTCAGGTGTTACATATCGTCCACCAATAACAACTTCTTCACCAAGTTCTTCTTTTTTAGTAATGCCTATTTTTCATTTAAAATTATCATCAGAAGATGGAGTTGGATTTTCTCCTAATAATTTAACAATATCTTCTATTTTTTGTTTTTTAGCTGTGTCAATTACTGATTTAGTTAAAAATTCAAATGGCACTGAATATGCATCCATTGGTCCATTTTCAATATGTCATTTTTTCAGTAACTCTTCATTATCAACAATAATTGAAGCAACTTTAGAACGGGATATATAAGTATAAAAAGCTTTTAAATTGTCTCTAAGTTTGTCGTAAGGTTTTATTAACGATGCATCAAAAATAAAATAATCTACTTCACTTCCTTGAATATTTTCTGGAGTAAAAAACTTTACTTTAGACATATCAGATGGAGTAATTATTCCTGTTTCAGTAAATAATTTATTTCAATCTTCAGGAAGTTTACCATTGGAAGTTAATATTCCAAGTGTTTTAGTAGAATCTTCTTTAAGTTTTGCAGCTATTACAGCAACAGTATCTTTATCTAAAGACGTCATTATTTTATCACCAGTAATAATATTTGATTTTTGATGATATGCTAATAAATTTTCTCGCTTTGTGTTATTTAAATAAGTAAGAGCATCAAGTTTAGCCTTATCATAATCAGGAATTCTATTATCATTTTCCTTATCATAAATACTTTCTACTTCACGATTTATTCTTTTATATTTATCATCATTTAGTCTTTTCTGATTATTAGAACTTCTTACACTTAATCATAGTCTTGGAGTAAATATTGCATTATATGTATTTATATTATATTGAACATATTGATCTCCAATTTTAGCTAAATAACCTAATTGGGTAGTATCACCTGCTCCTATAATTTTCATAAAATTCAATGAATCATTATTATAGGAATATTCAGAAATCGCATTTAATAAATACATTTCAAAAGCTGAAAAGTGTGTAACCTCATCAATTAATAATAAATTTGGAAGATTTTTTAAAATTTCTTCTGGAATTGATTCTAATCATTTTTTATTAGTAATTTGTTCTCCTAATAAAATACTTCCATCATCAAGTTTAATATATTTTTTCTCAATCTTATTATCATTAATAGCTGTAATCTCTTTATTAATTTCTGAAATTAATTTAGTAAGTCCTAACTTTTCAAAAATTTCAAATTTATTTCCTTTTACTAAAGCAAGCTTTTCATTTCCCGTAGATTCTTTAATAGCTTTTTCTAAATTATTTACTTGAGTATCATCCGGAGCAGAAATTCAAACATTAGATATATCGTTAGTTTGTTTAAAATTATCCAATGCTAAACCTAATGTAGCTGATGTTTTTCCAGTACCAGAACCACCTAATAAAATTGTGATAAAAGAACAATCAAATTTAGACGCATTTTGCTTAGTTTTAAAGATATTAGCAAATAATGTAGGATTAGCTGTACTTGCTTTAATTATTCGAGAGACAAACTCTTGAGTAAAGAAAGGAGCTTTTGCAAAAGTTCCTGCTATTGATTTATAATTCCTAGCCTGAAAATCAGATGCTTTAGAACTTAAAGTAGTTGCAGCATAAAGTGCTAATTCTCATGATTTAATTTCTTTTAAATCTTTATCAATTTGTGAGAAGTTATCAGGATTAACATTTGTTAAATGTTTTAAAAATTCTTCTAAAGCTTCAGCTTCCTTACCTTTATTATGTTCAAAAATTGCTGTCTCAATATCTAAAATTTTCTTTTCATTTGAATTAGATGAATTTATAATTTGATTTAATTTATCAAGGGGTAAAAATGAAGGATTCATCTTAACTAATCATTGTTTCCAATTAGCTAATAATATTTCATTAACTTTTATTCTAATGATTTCTTGTTCATTAAACATTTTTCCTGCATTGAATGATGCAAGATCTTTTAAAAAATTAATTTTAGTTATTAGAAGATCTAAATCTTTAATCATTAATGTTGCAACATCAGAAGTTATAGTTTTTAAATTTATAACGTCATCCTCTTGATTATATTTCTTTGCATAATTAATTCTACTTTGAATATATCCATAAGGATCTCCAAAATCAACTGTTGTTGTAGACATTGCATAGATAACTGCTTTCATCATTTCTAAATGATTAACAGCCTGATTTAAATCTTGTTCTCTAATATTATCAGATGTAAAATTAGTTACATTTGATGATGCTTTTAAATTTGTCTCTTCACGCTTTAATAATTCAAAGATTTTATTAATTTTACTTTCTGGATTTGAGTCCAAAGTTAGTTCAAAATTTCTAATAAAATCATAAAGACTATTTGATTTTAAATTTAAACCTTTTTTAACTAATTCAAAGAATTTATTTATTTTATCAATATTTTTTTTCTCTAATTTAACTAAATTAAGTAAGTCTAATAATGCTCCATTAAATTGCTCTAAATTTAATTTTAAATCAAAGTTATTCTTAATAACATTTAAAAAATCCTGATTTGGAAAGAGCCCTTTATACATTGCATCTGCTTTGTAGGCTTCTTCTTCCATAGTAATTATATGTTCTAAAGAGTCTGATGATAAATAAATATCTTCAATACCATTATTTAATTCCAAATCAATTATTTCATTTATCATTTCAGAAAATCCTACCATTTCTTCCATTGTTTGGATAAAACTGGTATATGATAAACTTTTTGTATTTGGAAATATTTTAGATATAACCTTTATAATTTCAGTATTAACTAATTCTTCAGCTTCATAAAAAACTTCTTTATCAGCCGTACCGGATTCTAAAGCTTTAACTAATAAATCTAAAGCATAATTATGAATTTTTAAAATATCGGGCTTTTTCTCATTAATTTCAGCATCACGTTCTTTTTCAATTTCAGTAATTTTTTTATCAAGATTAATTAAATCTGAATTATTTAAAGTATTAAAACTTTTATTAATTAAATTTGAAGTAAAAGTCATAAACTCTTCTAATGAATCTTGTATTTGTATAAATTCTTCTGGCGTTAACGTTTCAGATTGTAATTGCACGATTGCTTTTTCAATAGCCATTTCAGAATTAGGAGAAACTATATTTAGTTCTCTTAAACTTTCAGTTAAAAATCCTAACTCAGTTAATTTACTTAAAAAATCATTTAGTTCTAATCTATCTAAATCTTTTCATGAATCTTTACCAAATTCTTTTAAGACCGAGTTAAAATCTCTTACATAAAAATCTTTATTTTGTTGAATTTTTTTGAAAGAATCATATTCTTTTCGTGTAATATTACTATTTGTAAATTCCGTATTAATTTTCATTTCAAATCCATCAAAAATAACTTTAATGCTATTTATATTTGAGAAATCGTCAATTTTAAAATTAATAAGAGAATTTTCTAGTTCTTGTAATTCTGCAGTTTGTTCATCAGAAAGTATCGGAAGATTTTGTAATTCAGCAATTTTATCAAATTTCTTTTTATTTAATTCAAGAATTTGAGTGTTTAAATGCGAAATAACCATTTCAGCATTCATAGGATTAAAATTATATGATTTAAAGAAATTTGATACTATTCTTTTCATATCATCTTTCGTTGTAATATCACCTTTTTTACTATTTAATTCTTGTTGAGAAAAATTAGAAACAACTTCTTTTTTATTTACTAAATCATACTCAACTTTTTTAATTAGTCCTAAGGTATCTAGTTGATCAAATATATCATCATGTAATACAGTTCAAGGAGTAATAATACCTTGTCCCATACTTTCTAAAGCATTATTTAATGAAACAAACCGATTTAAAACTTCTTCTTTTGCTTTTGGATCAACTGTAGTATTAAATAATTCAATTGTCTTTTTTAAATCAATAATAGTTTCAAAAGTCTGCTTTCTAACTTGATCATATCCATCCTTAGTAAAATCTTCTATTGGTTTATTAATTAATTGTTCTAAATTTTTATATACCTGATATGCAGATTTTAAATTATTTCTTAAATCTTTTGATTCAATAAATTCATTTCATTCTTTATCAATTCTTTCACGAGTTAGTCCTATTCCAGTTTCAGGTAAATCATAATAATTTTGTTTATATGTTTCTTTAGTAAAATCAGATTTACTAATTTTTAGAAATGCCGAATTAATTTTTTTGTTTAAATAAAAACTAGCTTCTCCAAAATATTCATGTCCTTTTTTACCCTCCATGATATCATTAATATCATTAACATACAATTTTAATTCTTCTTTATAACGTTTAATGCCATCTTTATTTTCGTCTGTTTC